ACAACTAAATACAATCTCTAAGGGGTGCTTGACACCCCTTTTTCTATCCAATATAATATATGAATACACTCAAAGAAACAGTAAAACTAATCAAGGCAGCACTCAAACACAAGCATCTATACTCCAAGAAGGAAGTATTCTACATGAAAAATTCATTGAAGGAGGCAAAGAAAGAACTGAGGATGCGGAAGTCTGTCAAGTCATTACAAGAAAATGAAAGTACAATTAATAACAGTGACACCTGATGCTGAAAAGAACATGGCATTTGTTGCCAGAGTTTCTAACCCTAACAATCAGACTAACGAAAACTTCTCTGGTTTGTTAGCATACTGTATCAAGCATCAACACTGGTCTGTATTTGAACAGGCACACATGACTCTAGAGATTGAAACTACTCGTGCTATTGCAGCACAAATTCTACGACATCGTAGTTTCACATTCCAAGAGTTCTCTCAAAGATATGCCAAGAGCAATGAACTTGGAGAGATACAACTTCCAGAACTCAGAAGACAAGACGTAAAGAATAGACAGAATAGTATAGATGATCTAGATGAAAAAGTTGTTGATAAACTCAACCGTCAGATGATCACTCTCTTTAGTTCTGCTGAAAGTCTTTACAAACAGATGATTGAGGAAGGAGTTGCAAAAGAATGTGCAAGAATGGTTCTACCATTGTGCACTCCAACTCGGATATATATGACAGGATCGGTAAGATCTTGGATACATTATATAAATTTACGTTCAGCACATGGTACTCAGAAGGAGCACATGGAGATTGCTGAGTCATGTAAGGATGTATTCAAGGAACAATTCCCTGTTGTATCTGAAGCACTTGAATGGTAAATCTATTTCTAGGACCAACTCATGACTTGAGTTTTTTATATAATGATGAAGAAGCAATAAGAGTTACACCACAAGAGATCGCTACATTCATCATGCAAGATGAGATTGTAGCAGTCTATAATGGTAGATCAGAAGCAGGTCCTAGAGCACTAGGAAATAGAAGTATATTATATGACCCAAGAGATAATAATACTAAGGAGACAGTAAACAAGGTAAAGAGGAGGGAACGTTTCCGACCCTTTGCTGCTGCTGTGTTGAAAGAACATGCAAATGAATGGTTTGATATGTCTGGACTGAATAGATCCCCTACAATGTCATATGCAGTGCAGACACGAGAAGAAAAGAAGGAATTGATACCCGGAGTTGTTCATATAGATGATACATGTAGAGTTCAAACAGTAGAGAATGATATACCTCATTTGTATGAGGTCATACAAGAGTTCTACAAGTACACTAAAGTTCCTATGGTATTGAATACCTCATTCAACCTTGCAGGTCAACCTCTAGTGGAAACACCACAAGATGCTATAGATACATGGAAAGAATCTGATATTCATGTACTCTGGTTTCCAGAAGCAAGACGAATGTATAAGAGTTCATCGCTAGGAGATTGACATGAGAATCTTAGGAGTAAATCTATCTAACAATGGTTCTATATGTGTACTCAATGATGGTGAGATAGAACTATACTTAGAAGCAGAAAGATTATCGAGAAAGAAAAGGGATTATGATTGTACAAAACTGTTTGGGTTAGTAAATGATGTGGATAAGATTGCTATAAGTGATGCCTGTTGGAGTCAAAATAAGAAGAAGTCTCTTATAACTTCAAAGAATATAGCAACTATCAAAAAGAAGTTTCCCAATGCTGAGAGATATGATTTGAGAGACAGACATCATCTTACTCATGCTGCATGTGGGTTCTACAACTCAGAGTTTGAAGAAGCAGCAGTCATTATAGTTGACTCAAGTGGATCTAACTTTAAGGAAGGAGACGAGTGTGAAACCATCATGCATGTCAAGCGAGGTAGAAGATTTCATTGGAAGGTGTTGCATAAGAGATATAATACCGAGGATGATTATGGTATAGGGTTACAGTTCGATTTGGTATCAGAGAAATGTAAATGGGGAAGAGAAGAAGCAGGGAAGGTTATGGGTCTTGCACCCTATGGACAATATGTTGATGGACCATACTTACATTCATCAAATGAGAACGCTTCTGCCACCATACAAAAGGACTGGGAGGATAGAGCAGTGGAGTTGGTCAAGATAGCATCAAAGAAATGTAATAATATTGTTCTGACGGGTGGATGTTTTCTCAATGTTGTGGTAAACTATAAACTATTGAAGGAATTTCCTGATTTGAATTTCTATGTTGACCCAATAGCTTTCGATGGAGGAACTGCTATCGGAGCAGCATATATACTTCACCACAATCCCAAAATAAAATCTTACTAACATGCCAACATATCCTGTAAAAAATTTGAAGACTGGCGAGACCAAAGAGATCATGATGTCTATGAAAGCATATGATCAGTGGAGAAAGGACAACCCTGATTGGGATAAGGACTGGTCAAAAGGGACGGGTGGAACTGTCAGTGGCACAGGAGATGTGTATAGTAAAACAGATGGAGGATGGAATGAAGTCCTCTCAAGAGTCGGGGAAATGCCCGGTTCAAAAGTAAAACCTCAAAAGACTACACATTTCTAATGCCTGCTAGAAAAAAGAAGACTTCCAATCAAGTTGGGGTAGGTATGACTGCCAAACAGATTAGAAGGAAGAAACCCTACAATGCTGACATGATGATTCCGATCGAGGCATTGACTGAGAATCAGAAAAAACTATTTGCATCACTCAATGAAGGTAAGAATGTATACACGTACGGAGTGGCAGGAACTGGTAAAACTTTTGTGGTTTTATATCATGCCCTCAAGGAGGTCCTCGATCCTATTACACCATATAACAGGATTGTAATAGTAAGGTCTCTTGTATCTACAAGAGAGATAGGTTTCCTACCCGGTGACCATGATGATAAGTCGGCACTATACCAGATACCATACAAAAATATGGTCAAGTATATGTTTGAGTTACCTACAGACAGTGAGTTTGAAATGTTGTGGGGTAATCTCAAGACACAGGAGAGTGTCAAGTTTTGGTCAACCAGTTTTGTTAGAGGCACAACACTCGATGACTGCATCATGATAGTTGATGAGTGTCAGAACTTGAATTTTCATGAGTTAGATAGTATAATAACAAGAGTAGGAGAGAACTGTAAGATCCACTTCTGTGGTGACGCTGCACAAACCGACTTAGTAAAAACAAATGAGAAGAATGGTATCCTTGACTTCATGAAAATACTTGCAGCAATGCCTGAATTTGATTCTATTGAATTTGGTATTGAAGATATAGTAAGATCAGGATTAGTCAAGAGTTATATTCTCAACAAATTGGCAATGAGTATTGATGTTTAATCATGTAGAGTGTGATCTTCCTGCACTATCAAGGAAGACTATCGATGGTGTTAGATATTATTCGGTTGATGATAGACCGATGGTATCCATTACTTCTGTCACATCATATTGGAACCGAGAGATCTTCAAGAAATGGAGAGCGAGAGTTGGTGAGGAGGAAGCAAACCGAATCACTAAGAAGGCAACCAATCGTGGCACGAAAACTCACGAGTTGATAGAGCACTTCTTACTCAATGAAGATGTTGTGCTAGACAACCCTAGCACTAAGATGTTATTCACTCAGGCAAAAAAAGAGTTGAGAAACATAAATAACATCTATGCGTTAGAGAAATCTCTATACAGCAGAGAATTAGGAGTAGCAGGGACGGTAGATTGCATCGCAGAATACAAGGGAGAACTTGCAATCATCGACTTCAAAACTGCAGAGAAACCTAAACCTGTTGATTGGATTGAGAACTATTTTGTACAGGCAGCAGCATATGCTTGTATGTTCTATGAGATCACAGACATCCCCGTCAAGAAACTTGTCATTCTCATGACATGCACTAACGGAGAGGTGAAAGTTTACGAAGAGTATGATAAGATGAAATATATGAGAAAACTTGTCCAGTACATCCAACTATTTGTCGAGGAAAAACTAAATGAAATCCAAAAGTGAAGTCAAAGAAATGATCAAGAAGAACTTTCTCTGTTCAGAGAAGTTTGCAATGGAGATCGAGAAACTGGTCAAAGAAAATGAATCTATGAATTACATTGAAGCAATCTGTCACTACTGTGATGAGAACAGTATAGAGATTGATAATGTAAACAAACTCATATCTAAACCATTGAAAGAAAAGTTGAAGTGTAATGCTATCAACCTAAACTATTTGAAAAGAACATCTAAAGCAAAGTTCACAATGTGAAACCTAAGTTTTTACTATGTCCCGGCACAGGATACTCTGCCACAACACCTTTATATTACACACTTGCAGTAAATCATAGGTATTGTCATGGGGGATTTGATAAAGAATATAATTTACTTGAACTATTATATTTCAAAGAGGTCAACAATCTAAAACTGAGTACCGATCATTTCAAGTACAAATTTAGAAGGCATTTTATAGACATACCATTTGATGACGGACAGTATCAAGGGTCTGTTTCTAAAAGGGAAAGACATCCTGATGTTGATTTCAATAATTCATATACAAAACTTGATTCGGATTACTATTACAGTCGCCCAATCACTATTGAAAAGTATTTACAATATTATACAGAGCATTATAATAATATAAAAGACATATATGAAAGTGTGTGTGACTTCTCGACAAACAATGCTGGGCTACCGGTATGGTTTTTGAAAAAGTATGCACCAATTTTACAGGAACATTTCAATGTCAAAGTATTGATTATAAACAGAGACCCTGTAAGAAGACTCTTTAGTGAAATCAACACTAGGTTTCAGAAAGAACCAATGGAGTTCTCATCTGCAAAAGAAATGTTTTTTCATGTGTTAGAATATCCAACGTCGAGACACTTTGGATTGCACAGAATGTATGAGAACTTCAATGCTCTAACGTACCATAAAGATGTGGTATCAAATTACACTCAAGTATTTTCAGACGTACTAGAGATTTCGATGGAGGGTTTTTGGAAAGGCACTGAAAAAATATCAGACTTTTTGAACTACAAAATTGAACATCTATATAATAACTGCTACTATCCTTTCAAGGGTTCCAACCCACCACATCACAGATACCTAGCAGATCAATGGATGTCTGATAAAGAAGAACTAACGGAGGAGGATTATGACAGAGCAAAATTATATTGGCATAGGTAATGCATTGCACGACACAAGCATTGCTGCATTAATAGATGGTGAGTTCAAATATAGAAAGAGTGAACGTGCATTTGGAATCAAGCACCATAAAGCAGATGATAAGTGGTTCAAGTCTGTGCTTGATGAGTGGGGTGTTGATGAGAAGACTTCAAAGATTGTATATACTGATGCAGGTAGAAAAAGATTTGGAAGAAGGGTAAGGAAACCATATGACGGTGAAGATTATATTATAGAGGGCGACAGGATATGTCTCGATCATCATACAGCACATGTGTATTCTGCACAATCATATGCTTCACAGCATGCTGTCTTTGATGGTAGAGGATCAGGTGGTTATGGTGGTAGATGGACAGGTCTGACTATATCAGCAGACGGTCAGAAGAGATATAAAAATCTATCGATTGGTAAGTACCTATCATATGTTGGATATGCCATGGGATTCAAAGGTATGGAGGTTGATTTTGCAGGTAAGATCATGGGTCTACAGGCATATGGTACACCGGACATGGAGTTAGCAAGACAGATCAATCAAGATAATATTCTTGATTTATGTGGTGAGTGGATGCAGAGAGGTATTGATAGTAAAGATCCAAAGTTCCAAGACTTTGTGGCAACTGTACATAAGGCATGTGAATTAATACAATTAGAATATTTCAAGATATTTGACCCAAATAAAAAGATTTCTTGCTCTGGTGGTGTGATGTTGAACACAGTCATCAACACAGAACTAAGAAAGACTTATGATTTAGACATACAACCTCACGTATATGATGGTGGTCTTAGTATTGGTGCACTTAGGTATGCTGTTGGTCATAACTTTGACATGGGTAAGTTTCCATACTGTCAAGATGATTATGCTCCAGAAGAAGTAACTGATAAAACTATTGAAGAAACAGCAGAACTTTTAGCACAGGGTAAAATTATTGGGTGGTATCAAGGACATGGTGAGATAGGACCTAGAGCACTAGGTAACAGAAGTATCCTCATGAACCCGATGATCAAAGATGGTAAAGACATATTGAACTCCCGTGTGAAGAAAAGGGAATGGTGGAGACCCTTTGGAGCATCTGTGCTAAAAGAAAAGGCAGCAGAATATTTTGATATTGAGGACTCTCCATACATGTTATACAATGCAAAGGTAAAACAATCTGGACTAGATCCTATCACTCATGTGGATGGCACTTGTAGACATCAGACTGTCACTTATGAATCAAATTCTACATACTATAAATTGATCAGTGCCTTTGAGAAAAGAACTGGTTGTCCAATTCTTCTCAATACATCTTTGAATATAGGAGGTAAACCGATTGCCGGAACCCAAGAGGATGCAGATGTATCAGGTCTTGATGCTTTGATCATAGGGGATCGAATTATTTGATGGGAGTTTTTTGTAAATTACCGTTCACACATATTTTTAGTGACTCATATGGTATGATGATGCCATGTTGTCATGCCTCTGTAAATCATCCACATAAAACAGATCGTCCGGGAGATTTTCCATGTGCTCCAGTTGAGGATGGCATTCTAAAGTATTGGAAGTCACCTGAGATGAGTCAACTTAGACTTGATATGATGAGGGGCACAACCTCAGACCTCATAGAGAGTGTGTGTAAGCAATGCATACACAATGAAAAGATTGGTCTACCTTCGGCAAGAGTCCCTTCAGATAAGGTTCCTATTGGGAGAGTTATTGATATAAAATTGAGACTGTTTGGCAATAGATGTAATCTATCTTGTTACATGTGTGTAATTAAGAATTCAGATAAAAGAATAAGACAGACTGAGAAGATGATGGAACATGATTCTGACGTAGCAGAATACCTATCTTATGATGATGTACCAGATTCTCTAAAGAAAGATGGTGGTTTTGATTTAGCATCACATAATCCCGATGTATTTTCAAATCTGATGGAAGATATCAGAAAAATTGCACATAGGATTCGTCACATAACAATCATAGGTGGTGAACCAATGGTGCTTCCATCTCACTACAAACTTCTAGATGTGTTGGTAAAAAGTGGTGACTCTCAGAATATTATTCTAGGATATGATTCTAATCTTACAAAGTTACAATGGAAAGGTAATAAAGTTTTAGATTATTTTGATAAGTTCAAATCTGTAGAAATAAAATGGTCTATAGAAGGAGTGGGGAAGTATGATGAGTACATTAGATTTCCTACAGATTGGAAAACTGTAGAGGAAAACTTTGATTTTATTTCTCAACATCCGAAAGTAAGTATCACTGCCAACGCATGTATAAGTTTATTGTCAGTTATCAATATGGATCTTCTTGTAGATTACCTCGATCAAAAACAATTGTATTGTAATTTTCTGACTGTGGATATTCCAGAGGTAACTTCTGTAGGATACCTACATCCAAATATAAGGAAGAGGTTGTCTAATAAATATCGTGGAACTAAACTTGATTTTATTTGTAAAAATTTAGACAAAGATTATGATGATTGGAAGCAGAGATGGGACAAAGCAATAAAGTATCTCAACTCGATTGATTATGTCAATGGAACAAACTGGAAGGAAACATTCCCTGAACTGTGTGATCTGTCTGAAGATAGGTAAGTTATATTCTCATGAGTATGTAAACAATCTATACAAGGCGATTAGAAAACAAACTGATCATGATGTCTTGTGTTTTACTGATGATCCTACAGGGATACATCCTGACATCTACACCTATGATATGCAACCAAGAGTCAGTGAAGGATGGTGGCCAACGTGGAGTAAGATAGAGATATTTGGTAGAGATGAACTCTTGAAATATAAACGTAAGTTTTATTTTGATTTGGATCTCATCATACAAGGAGATCTCTCACCTGTTTTTGAGTCTATGTCGGATTGGGCAGCGATAAGAGCAACATGGAAGGGTATGAAATTTAGAATGAATCCAAATGAATCTATAATAAACACAAGTGTCATGACATGGTTAGATATTAGATGGATCTATGAGAAATGGGAATCTGATTGGAGAAATATTGTGAGAACATACAGGGGAACCGATCATTGGTATCACCTCAATGGATTGACTCCCACCACTCACCCAAAAATATTCTACTCATACCGTGAAGGATCTAAACCATCACACTACTGGGAAAATAATATGATACCATATCTACAGTATCAACCAGAGTACTCTGTGTGTTTATTTCACCAGAAACCTGAGATACATGAACTAGATAAAGATAGCAAACTCTATCGAATTTGGAATGAAACAATTTCATAGATTTTATAGAGAAAACTTTGGAACTTATACTGAATCTGACAAACCAGTATTCAGAACTGTCAACGTGCATGCTCATAATGGATGCAACTTAGCATGCAAAGGATGTAATCATAATAGTAGTGTGCTCGCACCCGGAAGTGGTATCATGGTTGATCAAATGATTGATGATCTTGATAATATACTCCCAAGAATACACATATGGAGTCACATCAGTTTACTAGGAGGAGAACCACTACTAGAACCAAGATGTCAAGAGATTCTTACCAAGATCGAAGAGTTGGTAGACTGTAAAGTAAAATTATTTTCCAACGCTCTTCTTCTTCATAAGAATCATGATTGGATTTTAGATCACATGAAAAGAGGAACGATACTAAGATTGAGTATGCATGTTAGTCCTGTTAGTAAGTTAGGTAAACAGAATTATAAAAACGTAAAAGACTTTATTGAGTATGCAGAGGGTAAGGTAGATTTAGATTCAACTCTTGAGATAAGTGAACCATGGGATGAGAAATGGTTTGACATGCTCAAGTGGGAGGATAATAAGTTTCATCCTCACGAAAACAATGACCTAGAGAGTAGTTGGAGTCACTGCTCATGTCCTCAAATGCAGATATATAATGGGCATCTCTGGAAATGTGCTAGTATAGCTTATCTAAGAGAAACACTTGGATCTACACAGCAGTTAGATGATCCTGCATGGCAGAAGTATCTAAAGTATAAACCCACTCGTGCAGATGCTCCGATTGAGGACATCTACAAGATGGCAGACGGTCAAAACTATTCACATTCTATCTGTAACATGTGTCCTGCTAATCCTAAATGGTTCAGAGCATACAGACAATTGACAGGTGTGAAACAAGTCGTACCTCAAACCAAAATCGACTTTTAGTTTACCAGATTCCGGAAAAAAAATCCCGGCAAAATTTTACCCCCTAGGTTTTTTATGAGAGTATTAGTGACAGGTGGATGTGGATTCATAGGACACAGAGTTGTGCACCTGCTTGAGAAACAAGGACATGATGTTCTGATTGTAGATAATCATACTACCTATGGGTCGATTGAATCTGATGAGTTAGTAGATCTTGTAAAGGAAAGGAAGAGATTTATAAAATCTAAGGTATTGACGACAGATATTTGTGACTTCGTAGCATTATATAAAGCAATAGAATTTGATCCTGATGTGGTGGTGCATTTAGCATCATTCCCTAGACAAAAAAGTGTTGACATCAACCCTCAAGAGGGTGTCAAGACTATGATGGAAGGTCTCTTGAATGTCTTAGAGATATCTAAGAACAGAAGATTGATTTATATCTCATCATCTATGGTGTATGGTGATATGGATGGTCCCGCTAGAGAAGATGATCCATGTAGTCCGAAGGGTCTGTATGCTATCATGAAATATACTGGTGAGAAGATGGTGAAAGATTATGGTAGAAGATTTGGTATGGAGTATAATATTATAAGACCATCAGCAGTTTATGGTCCTCGTGATGTTGGTGATAGAGTGATTGCAAAATTCTTACTCAATGTTAGGACAGGCAAACCACTCATAGTCAATGGTGTAGAAGAGAAACTAGATTTTAGTTTTGTAGATGACACTGCTAGTGGTATTTGTAGAGTTGTAAATATTGGTTTACCAAATGAGACTTATAATATAACAAGGGGGCAGGCAAGAACAATTTATGATGCAGCATGCTGTGTGATAGATATGGTTGGTGATGGTGAGGTAATAGTTCAAGAAAAAGATGGCAAATTTCCTAGTAGAGATGCCCTATGCATCGATAAAGCAAGGGAACAACTCGAATACAATCCAACAACAAACTTAGAGGAGGGTCTACAAATTTATTATGATTGGTTCACAGAGTTCTACGATCACGTTCACTGGTTTACAGCGTCAGTATAAGTTTCTTCGAGATCAAATACTAGAAGCGACTGATCATGTTTATTCGACTGGTCAGCATATGTTGGGTCCAAATACAAGATACTTTGAGCAGTGGTTGACAAAGAAGAACAAGCAACCCTCACTCACAGTAGATAATGGTACACAGGCATTAGAAATTGTAGCAGAGTGGTACAAGAAAACTTATGATGGCACTGTATATCTTCCTGCATTCTCATTCATTGCTACAGACAATGCATTCAAGAGAGTGGGTTGTAAGATAAAGTATGTTGAGGTAGATGAATATGGATTGATGCAAGATGCACATGCAGAGGAGTGGACAGATCTTGTTGTATTGGTAGGACTATACGGAGCAGCACTCAAACCACAGAAAGGAATCATATGTGAAGATGGTGCACAGAATTGGACAGGTAATGGATTCAAAAGAATCGGTGACATATGTACAATGTCATTCGACCCAATGAAAAACCTACCCAATTATGGGAATGGTGGTGCTATTTGCACATCTATACCTGAGTTGTATGAGTTTATAAAAAACTTCCGTCACCATCATCATCCAAAGTACACAGATGTAGCAACTAATTCAAAGATGAGTGAGTTAGATTGTGCATGCATGATGATCAAGGTAAAGTATTTGGAGGAGTGGGAAAGAAGGAGAAAAGAGATCGCTAAGTATTGGATGGAGAATTGTAAGCATAAGGTATTGATAAATGATTTGTACTCACATGCTGTACAGAAGTTTGTGATTCAACTTGATGATAGGGATGACTTTAGAGAGAAAGTATGTTATCCTACTAGAATCAACTATCCATACACACTAGCACCCACAGAGAATGCAGTGAAGTTATCTAAGACAGTTGTATCGTTACCAATTTATCCTGAGTTGACAGATGCTGAAGTCGAGATTATCAATGACACCCTTTGACACCTATAAAATATATCTTGCAATGAAGAGTCACTTCACCAGAGAGAAGTATGATTACTTTCAGTATGGTGGTAAGACTAATGCTAGTGTAGATTCATTTTATAAAAGAAAGGACAGATATTTTTTCGAGAAAACATCAAGGAAGTATCCAGATGAGGAGGTCAAACAATTCTTTGTTGCTAATTTCGTAGAGTCAACTGATCCCCAAAGTCTTTGGATAGGGACGATCGCTAGGACAGGTGATGCAAACTACTCAGCATGGCAGAAGAGACAGCAGAGTTTATATTATAAGTTTACTCAAGAGATAGATGAATTATGTAAAGTTCCTTTTGCAGAGTGGTTCACAGGTAAAGGTCATCCACACATACTCAAGTGTCATCTAAGAGATGAGTTGAGTATTGAGAATATGATAATTTTAGATAAGGTCTTTGGATATAAGAAGAACTTTGATAAGACTTTGACTGACCCTGTATGGGAGAAAATTAGTATGAAAATGCATAAGTATTCACCGTTTCTAAATATTGATATATTTAAATACAAAACTTACCTAAAGGAACAACTGTATGAGTAAATTCTTCAGATCACAGATCATTCAAGAAGAAATGCAGGATATATTTGAGACACAGAAAGACCTTTATGCAGTCATCATGAAGTTTGCAACGATGACTGACGAAGAGAAGAAAGAACATATGCAAAAACTTATATCACTTATTGATAAACAAGAAGTTATGTGGACAAGGTTATCATTGTCAGATGACCCAGAAGCAAAACAAATGAAAGAAAAAATCCAGATGACTTCTGCTGCTATGGGATTCAAAGAAGTTAATATGAACACAATCTTCAATAATATGAGACAGACACTAGAGAATTTGTCTAGTAAATTACATACATAATATTATATTACTCATTAGTATATGTTATCAACAGCATACCGCCTTCGGTTGGAAGGCATTTGCAAGTCAATTGCAGCAGGAACAGAAGTTAGTATGGAAGATATGATATGGGCACAGAAATTGTCGAAAGCAAATACATCTGCTAGAGGTATGTTGAATACAGCAAGAAGAATGAGAACAAATCCTAACGATTCTTTTCTGAATAACTTGAATATAGGAGACCCCGATTCAAGTAATCACCGTAGGGGTTTCTATAAACCAGAAGATGTGGTAGACTGGTTTCATCAGGACAGACCTGACGATTGGAGGCAAAGAGACTAATGCTAGGTTTAATACTATTAATTTTATGTATTCCTTTTGTTGTGCTGACACTATTTTTTGGCACGAAAGGAGGATTTTATGATAGTGATAACTATGATGGACATGGAACTGCTCACAAGGTTTTAGTTGATGATGATTAATGATTTTTTAGACAACCTTGCTGCAGATCAGTATCAAAAAATGCATAAGGAAAAAACACCTGTAGAGAGACTACATGACGACATCAGGAAAGATCGGGAAATCAACAAAAAAGACTTGAACTTACCTAAATAGTATGTTACAATAATCTTGTTGTATGCAAGGTGTTAATCCACCGATTTACTCAATCCGACGAATCCAACTAATCAAACTAATGTCATTCGCAAATCTAAAGAAACAGTCACGACTAGGCAGTCTCACTTCTAAACTTACAAGTGAGATCGAAAAGATGAACAAAGGCACTACTAATGGTGCTGATGAGCGTCTTTGGAAACTAGAAGTTGACAAAGCAGGTAACGGTTATGCTGTAATCCGTTTTCTTCCTGCACCCGACGGGGAAGAACTTCCATGGGCAAAGGTATGGTCACATGCTTTTCAAGGTCCCGGAGGTTGGTACATTGAGAACAGCCTCACCACACTAGGTCAGAAAGATCCAGTGTCGGAGTACAATAGACTACTATGGAATAGTGGTAGTGATGACGATAAAGATCAAGCAAGAAAGCAGAAGAGAAAACTCTCATATATCTCAAACATATATGTTGTAAAGGATCCTGCTAATCCACAAAATGAAGGTAAAGTATTCTTATACAAGTTCGGTAAAAAGATCTTTGATAAGATAACTGCAGCAATGCAACCTGAGTTTGAAGATGAGGAAGCAATTGATCCATTTGATTTCTGGCAAGGTGCTAACTTCAAGTTGAAGGCAAAGAACGTTGCCGGTTATAGAAACTACGATTCAAGTGAGTTCACAAAGACCGAAGCATTATTGGATGACGATGATGCATTAGAAACCCTTTGGAAAGGAGAATTTTCATTGGAAGAATTCACAAAGGCAGATCAATTCAAGTCCTATCAGGATTTAGAAAAGAGAATGAATGCTGTATTGAATCCATCTACTGCAAGAAAAGCACTCGATCCTGAAACTTTTGACGAGCAAGAGGAAGTTACCCTCAAGTCTCGTGAGCAAGTCAAGGAAGAGGCAAGTGTCGTAAAAGAACCAGTTGCTGTGGCAGCAGGTGAAGACACTGATGATGCCCTTTCATATTTCCAACGTCTAGCGGAGGAATAATATGGCAGGATCAGACCTACTTGCAGCAGCAAGTCTCAACCTCAATGAAGCATGGAACATGTCATGGGGTGAGGGTATTCAATTCCTAATCGTATTGATTATCCTATACTATGTCAAGAAACGTATTGATTTGCACTTCGCAAGAAAGACTGCAAAGAATACTATCTACAAGGTCAAAATTGTAGAAGGTCATATCGACATTGATCATGGACACATAGAGTCCATAGACCACAACCATGTCGAGGGTGATGTCAATACACATGCGAAACAATGGTGAGCAAAATCGACTTTTAGTTTCAAAAATACCGGAAAAAAAACTCCGGTATTTTTTTTGTCTTAAGGTTTTTATCTAGGTGACAGTATTCTAAGATTGTCGCCTTTTTTAGTGCGATTATCGATATATTGTGAACTATTGGTATATCTCATTACCTCTTTCATATCCAAAAATACTTGTGTTAGATAATTCGTTCTAAGTAAATATATGGTTCTTTTGGCATCATTCTTATTGACTTCATATTGGTAATTAGTAACTTCACCCACTACCTGAGTTCCTGATAGAGTTACATTACCTGTTGTGTTAAGATAACTGAATTCAAATGTAGAATCCACTTCTAAACCCTCACTAAGAAGTAACGAACCATCTACAGGATGAGTTATCTTTTTGGTTTCATAATGATGCACTTTATCGAGTTGTTCTTGAGTGTATTTGTTATCCAAGTAACGATTTAGATCTGAATCAGACATTGGCCATTCATCACGAATATTCAATATGTTGTTTGATAATAGAACCACCCAATCAAGGTTTGGATCTTTATATGCCTTGAATGCTACATTATCAGGTCTATCATCACCTTGTATTGCAAATTCTTCAAATGCCACTGCATCACGAAATATATCATCACGAATTTTTGCACGTTTGAATAAATTTTTAGATTTTACAAAATCAGTACTAGAATTCCTGTTATCTGTAAAAGATGGTAGTAAAATATCGGGAAATTCGGTAAAGTATGCCATTAGAATCCTGTGTCCTCCAGTGAAATTGGTTCAAATCCTCCTTCTCCTTTAGGATTTCCGAATTCATCAGAGAAGTCCCCAAGAGTTCCCGCTTCAAGTTCATTGAGGTAATCACTACGGAATATTGGAGTGAGTTCAGTAAAGTTCAAATTCATGATGGTTCTAACCGGTGATGACCCTGCTGAAGCGTCCTCATATGATTGATATACTCCATCAGGGGCATAATTTATCTCGCATGTTGTGAGTGCACATATTTTATGTAGTGGTAGACCCTTTATTCTTTGTCCTTCATTTGTTCGGTATCTAATTCTAAAGATATTTGGAGATCCTAAAAATATCCTATTTTCTATAGATCTTCCCGGTGCCATACCTTGTTTGAAGAATCTTTGTATTCTTCTCATTACAGAAGCATCCAATTCATCATTTGGTGCAAAATTAAAGGAAAAAACAAAATTTCTCAATTTAGGACCATTGAACAATAGTTCTAAATTGGGGTTTATGACGGTTCCAACTGTTCTTGCCAACATTTGATTTGCATCAACTTGTATTCCTACTCTACCTAGAGCAAATTGTGATATTACAGCAGAAATTGCTTCTCCTGTGGGACCACTAACTTTTCCTTTTTTAATATCATTCAAAACTGCCTTTATATCTCCTCCTATACTACTAAATGCACCTCCAAAGTTTCCATCCATGACTGCTTGTCTTACTGCATTTTGAGAAGACATAAATGCTGCCATTTCTAGAGGATTTGCTCTTCCATTTCCCCATGCAACACCATTTGAAAAACTAAGATTATTTGGAATTGGCAATTTTACCATACCTAAAAAGGTTCTTAGTACAGAATTTCTTGTGACTCCTGATAGATATGTGGAATCTCTATTTTCCTGATTAGTCAAGTCTTTTAGTTGTTCTCTCTGAGGTGGTTTATATGAAAATTGTTCTAATATTATATGATCTTGACCACCTTCAATTCCCTCTCTTCCATATACAGCGTCATGTGGATATTTCAAAGAAACAAAACCAAATTCTTCAGCACCAAATGATTTTATAAATTTTTCATCATCTTTTCCAAAAATTTCTTCGATAGCAACATCGATAGGATTGTAATCACGGTCTCCGTTCGTCAACGTTATAGTCTCATCGCTGCCAACGTCATCTGCAGTATTCGTAAATTCTTCTACAACTTCAGCAACTCTTTCACTTTCGGTAGTTCCAATTCCAACTTTGGTAAGGTCTTTGTTTTCTATAAGTGTATCAAAACTGTATCCATCTTCTAAGAAACCCTCATGAGTAAGATCTTTTTCAACAATTGTTTCATACAGATCTGCAAGTTCTGGATTATTTGCTCTCAATTGCTCCACCAATACTTCTTTATCTAAATTATAGGTATCAGCATACTGGTCTAATTGAAATAATTGAGTCAATACGGCAACTTTGTAATTAGGGTGAGCCATAATTGCCTTATAAGCATTGATATTATAATTTCTGTCTGCTCCAGTCAAACCTTCACCTCTATATCTTCCAACCCCTGACCATTGAGGGTGCCATATTGCTACGTTCTTGAATCCAAATTTGGTATCAAACTGACCAAAAGTCGGACTATTTGGATTAAGATCTATATATGCTATAAATTTTTCTGCTTCTGCACCGATAGTAGCATCTACTATCGTAGTTACACCATCTTTTACAACCACTCTCTTAAAAGTATTCTCTAAGTTTGGTATCTCTGAATCTATACCATTTATAAATTCATTATTTTCATTAGTGTCGTGTACCGAATCAATTCTTTCAATATAAATTTCGAGTCTACCATCTGGCAATCCTATTACTTCAGCACCATTAGTTTGATCTATAAATTCTCTTAGATGATCAAATCCCGTGAACCTTTGGGGCCAACCATTCTCCCACTCGATTAGATCACCTAGACCTTGTTTTTGATCAAGGAGATCAAACTCATTCATTATGTCATCTGACATTACTGATACCTCGCTATATTAACTGGCATTTCAATACCACCTAGAACTCTTACAAATTCTGATAGTGATAAACTAAATGCTTTTTCCCAATCGGACATAGGAACTTCTGAAAAATTTGATCTTACGTAACCGTACAGGTATTTATGGTATCCTGTGATGACTGTTGGATCATTATTTTCATCGATATACCTCATGATTGCCATTCTGTTTGCTGGTTTGGTGTAATGAAGGTTTATACCATAAAAAGCACCTGATTCTGTTGCTAGAACATAGCATAGTGGGTGCTTATCGTAGAAAGGGAGTGTGTCTTTATACTTTGCAGAGTATCTGAACAGCAAAAGTTTGCCCGGGCTGACGTTAGATGGTTGAGTGTTGAGTAGACTAGATGCCAAGTTCTTTCTCCGTTATGATTTGAAAATTCCACTTACGGTCTTTACAGAATGATTCTGCTGCCTTCCATTTTGCTTGGTTTTTAGCAAATTCATATACTTCTGCAATATACTTCTTAGTTCTTCTTTTCTGTATAGTAGGACCTTTGACCTGTTTTTGTGGTTTGACTTCGATCAATCTTTCCTCTATTTTACCAGTAGAACTCTTCATTTTGACATAAAAGTCTGGAAAATACCTATGAAAACGATTGTCAATAGGTGATTTGTATGGTATCACTACTTCTTCACTTGACCATTTCAATATATTCACATTACCATCACACCAACGCATGAATTTCAGTTCCCATAAAGAGCGATATATCACCTTAGTGGGATCACCTTTATACTTTTTTGGGTTGGAAGGTCGGAACTTCCCCTTATATGACATACATAGTATATACTGTCCATCTATTTAGATGCCTAATTCAAGAGTTTTTTCAAAAGATAGATTTTACTTGAGAACAGAAGAGTTGTATAATCTCGGTGGGTTCAATAATGCTGTACCTGCATTTAATAATCTTTATGACGTTTATATCAACTTCAATACTCAGGGTGGAAATCCTAATCTCATGCAATTTATAAAGCAGCATGTGATATTACCCTCTAATGATGTAATGAATGAACCGGGGGATAACTTAGCACTATTCTGTTCAGAAGCGGTTTTACCGGGTTCACAGATTCAAACTGCCTCTGTCAGTGGTTTGAGGCAAGGTATAACACAAAATTATGCTGTATACAGAAGATATCCTGATTTCAATCTTACCTTCTATGCTCAAAAAGACTATTTCACACAAGAAGTATTCAATGCATGGTTAGAATATATCTCACCTATACAAGTTGAAGATCGTAATCATGGTAGTATTGATCGACAAAGAAGTAGAGATAATGCCTATAAAAAACTAAAATATCCTAGATCATATAAATGTGAGATGGAAATTACAGCATTTAGTAATGATTTCCTAATGCCTGAGAGTAGATTGGAAGATTCAAGAGGAACAGAAAAAAGAACACCCAACTACATCACATATTATATGAAGAATTGTTTTCCTGCTAGTATTATTGCTGCTCCTTTAGCATATGGAAAGGCAGAGTTAGTAAAAACTACCATCACCTTCAAATATGACTACTTCACTATTGATAGAGGTGCAAGAACTAATGATGATTCTTCTTCATTGCAACAAAAGGCAAGAAAATTAATAAGTCCCTTTATGACTGCTATATAATATACTGAAATGAAAAATTATGCCATTACCAAAGGTTTCGACACCGGTATTTGAACTAGATTTGATTTCATCCAATAAAAAAGTAAAATTTCGTCCCTTTTTAGTGAAAGAGGAGAAATCTTTGCTTGTTGCATTAGAAAGTGGTGATGAAAAGACTATTCATAATACACTCAAAAGTGTACTGAAGTCTTGTATTCTCACTCGTGGTATCAAGGTGGATGAATTGCCTAGTTTTGATTTAGAGTTTTTATTTTTAAATATTAGAGGTAAATCAGTCGGTGAAACTGTAGAATTACTCATAACATGTAGAGATGATGGGGAAACTCAAGTTCCGTTGACTATACAAATGTCAGATATAAAACTCAGTGTTCCTGATGATCATAATCAGACTATTGATTTAGGAAACAATCTATTCCTAAAACTAAAGTATCCTTCATTACAACAATTTGTGGAGAATAACTTTATTGTTTCTGAATTGAAAAACACAGATTTAGTTGAAAAAACATTTGATAGTGTCGCTGATTGTATAGATCAAGTTTATAATGAAGAAGAAGCGTGGTCTGCAAGTGAATGCACGAAAAAAGAGTTATTAGACTTTGTGGGGCAACTAAGTTCAAATCAATTTCAAAAAATTGAAGAATTTTTTACCACAATGCCTAAGTTATCATATAAAACCACAGTGAAAAATCCCAAAACTAAAAAGGATAATGATGTTGTAATTGAGGGTTTATCAAATTTTTTCGCATAATGATGTATCATGAGTCTCTATCATCATACATGGAAAATATGTTTGCTCTGGTTCAATTCCATTCATGGAGTATATCAGAGGTAGAGAATATGGTACCGTGGGAGAAACAAACCTACATTGAAATGCTTCATAATTATGTTGAAAAGAAAAATTTAGAAGCACAGCAAGCAAAGAATGGCTGAAACAAACCAAAAATTAGTAATGCAGGGAGGGATGATGCTCCCTGAAAATTTGGTGCGTTCTAATACCCCTATGATACCATCAAGGGAAAATAAGCAGAATAATGAAAATATAACAAAAAATCCAAAATTTTCTGGGGTAGTTTCTTTGTCACGTAGGATGGCAACTGCATTCGATAAATTGCAAGAAAAGGTTGATGTTGATAAAGGATTGCAGAAGAAAGATACCGTAGCACTTGGTAAACTCCTATTAGAGATTGAATTAGTTAATAATAATCTAAAAAATATAGCAAATGAAGTTCTAAAATCTAATAAAAAAGTAACGGAATTAGCAGAAAAAGAAGAAGAAATACTGAAGGAAGAAGGTAAGAAACTAACAGGATTAGCAGCGAGTTTTAATAATCTAAGACGTCAATTTGGAGCATTTGCCGGTTTAGTCTCAGCGAAAGAGTTTCTTGAGGGAGATACTGCATCAGGATTAGAGAATGCAGGCATTGCAGTAACAGCATTCTTACCTGAGATTATAAAGGTTGTCAGCACTGTGGTGATGGCGAGAATGTTGCTAGGTGGTCGTGGAGGAGGTGCTGCTGTTGCTTCTGGAGGTAAAGGAAATTTATTATCTCAACTATTAGTTGGTGGTGGACTACTTACTACAGGAGCAATCCTAGGTTCTCAAGGAGATTCTGACCAGAGAAGATTTGAATTACAGAAAAGGGAATTTTTACCTAACTTGCTCTCAAAGAATGATGTAGGTAGATTCAGAGCAACCACTACAAGATTTGATAGTATATTAGATGGGACGAATAGACCTGTTATAAAAAATAATAGACCAAATGTAATATCGGACGATGTTGAGATGCCTGCAGGTCCAATGGAACTTGCAGGTAATTTCTTTGAAGGTGTAAAAGATAGGTTCATGGGCAATGAAGAAGAAAACGATGAAGTCATTGAAGAAACTAATAAAAAAGATGGTGAAAACTTAATATCTGCTTTACCTAAAGATAATAAAACTCTTTTTGAAGAATCGGATATGTTGTTAGGAAGTGCACTTGATCTTGATTTTGGGGATTTATCAGGACTCACTAATGTATTTGTAGATGGAGGAGATGGTGAAGAGGGAGATATGAATAACGATATAGCATTCAATCCCGGAACTTCTCCGGGAAGTAGTTTTATTAATATTAATCCAGAATATGAGAATATTATAAAAATACCATTTGTATTGCAATATGGTGGTTTCTCGTCAATGGCAGGGTAGATGGACATTTCATTACTACTAAAAAATCAACAGATTGGTCTTAGGACTAGCAGTGCATTACTAAAGAATGCCATAGGTCAATCCATAGCGGTTAATGTTTTTTCTAAAACTAATCTATTAGAAAAAAAGAAGGAAGCATCAAAGAAAAGAATTAGAACTCTTGCTAATATACAGAATAACTTAGTACAAGAGAAAAGAACTGATAGATTAGTTGATAATATTGCTTCAGGTGCAGGATTACTTAGTCTAGGTATTGGTGGTGGGAGAGGAAGTAATGTAACTCCAAGAAATAATATTGTATCTACAAGAGGACTCAGAACTACAAAACCCGGAAGATTTGGTAAATTATCCAGATTCAAAAATATTAGAGGTATAAGTAGAGGTAACGTTATTCTTAACACTGCATTTGCAGGACTTGATTTCAAGAATAGAAAATCGTTAGGTCAAACAAATACACAAGCATTAGCAGGTGCAGGTGGTGGTGCAGTTGGTGGTATTGCCGGTGCTGCAATAGGTCAAGCATTGATACCAATTCCTGTTATTGGTGCTCTTATAGGTGGTTTTATAGGTGCTAACATAGGTTCTGGTGTCGCTGATCGTATGACTGGAGTCACATCAGCAGATTTTAGAAGAAGAGAACAAGAGAAACAAACTAATCTGAGAGAAAATGCAAGAACAGAATTTACAGAGGGATTAGATAGATTTGATAGTGCCTTAGATAAGTTCGGTAGATATAATGAAGAAACAGACCTCTTTGTTCTAGCAGCAACAGGTAGAGATAAGGATGGGAAACTCATTAGAACACCCACTGGTGGTGGTGGAGTTGGTCAAGCATTTGTTAATGAAGCATATAGAAGAGGTATCGCTGTAGGTGCAACGGGATTAGTCGTTACTATTGCAGGAACTGCTCTCGTGGTCAAGGGTCTACCAATTGCTCTCGGATTGAGTAAAAAACTTCTCATGCCAATGGTGACGAAAATTGGAAAGACGAAATTATTTCAAAATATATTGAAATTTTTCAGAAGAAATGCAGATCCAACTAAAAGATTAAAAGAGCAACTTATCAAGAAAAGACTATTAGAACAGACTGAAAAGGAAAGGTTGATTGAAAAGATACTAAAAAACTTCAAAACTAAGGAATTTGAGGAAAGTATAAAATTAGGAGAGGAATTTTCAAGGCGAGTTGACACAGTAACTAAAGGATTGAAGGAAGGTGCTGTAAAAAAAGAATTTTCTCCAAGAATCGGTGATAAAGTGAAGATAAAAAACTTTCTAGATGATTTGTTAGACAAGGAGGGTATTACAAACATAATCAAAAAATCAAAAGATTTCAAAATAGATAAGAATTTGCAATCTAACAATAATATTATCACTGGAGGTGATACTATCGCATATAATACAGAAGATTCTCCTTACACTAGCACAATAAATAACATACGTGCTTTCAATCAGATGACGGTATAATGGCGAAGACAGGATATTATTCAAAAGGTGCTGAAATAAAGGTTTTTAATGTTAAAAGTCCTGATGGTTCAGTCACACATGACATGAAGACTCTTTTAGGACCAATACAAATATATGAGGATCTAACTGATGCTTCAATTCATGTGAACGTAACTATACTTGATACCTTTGGTAAAAAGGAACATGTGCCAATACGAAGTGGTTCTGAAGTTCAACTTTTCATTGAATCTCCTTCTGGTGATATTGATTTTACTGATTATCCATTATACATCAGTAATATAGTAGCTAGTGGAAGCACAGAGAAAAGAGATGTTTATACTTTAGAACTTGAAACTGTAGGAATGTTCAACAATAATTTAACAAGATTATACAAGAAATATAATGGTAAAGCAGATGTTCTTATCACTGAGTTTCTAAAACAATTAGGTGTTCCTGATTCTTGGATCGTAAAACTTGAGAAACCAAAATACCCAATACAATTCATGGGTAATTATAAGAGGATTCTACAAACATGTATAAGATTAGCGACACGATCATTACCTGAGATAGAAGGAGGCACTGGTACAGACACTCCTAATGAGGGTAGTGGTGGATTCTTCTTTTGGGAGTCTATAAAAGGGTATGTGTTTAGGAGTATAGATAATCTCTTCAAAGAAGCAAAAGAATTGAAAAAAACTGGGAAGGTTGTAAAATATTTTCAGTCATCAACTATGGATGCATTAGACATGAGAAACAATTTTAGAATTGTTTCTCAACCAGTATGGTCTACTAACCACAATTTACTTGAAAAATTGATGTCGGGTCAATATGCATCATTTAATACCTTTATAGATATGCTTGGGTCTACTCATACTATACCTATAAGAGATACAAAGGCATCACAACAATTTCAACCAACATATGCTGAAGATGGTGCTGTGTTAGCAAATGAGGTCACTCATAATCCAGAACAATTCCTGAAGGAGTCCAGAATAACCCTGTCAGTTATCGATTCCCGTACATTTGATGACGGAGAGAAATTTGATCCTGAAAGCACTGGTAAAACTAACCAAGAACATGTATTATATAAGAGTAGGATTCAATCTCGTTATGCTTCCTTATTCTCAGAAGTGCTCACCATCACTGTTCCTATGAACGTTGATTTATCTGCAGGATCTGTCATAGAAGTTGAATTTCCTCGACTAAATATAGATGAACCTAATAGTGGGCATGTAAATCCTGCTTCAGGTTTCTATATGATCAAATCACTGTCTCATCAACTACTTGCAGAAGGTGATTTCACTGGACTCAAATTAGTTAGAGACTCTTATTCAGAACTATCATGAAATCTATCGAAGATCACATAGCACACGACAAAGAGGTCATCGAAGACCCTATCGCAAGTCCTGCTGCTAGAAGGCATGCAAAGGAAGAATTGCATGAACTACAAGAATACATGGATCACCACAAGAAAGAGATTGATGCAGGGGATCACCATGATCCTAATGCATTAGAACTATTCTGTGATATGCATCCAGATGAACCAGAATGCCTTATTTACGACGATTAAACAATGTCGGGTAATCCATTCTTAGAATATGTTGGTTCAGATTTTGCCGGTGAAGACGGACTCAAATGGTTTTGGGGTCACGTCACAACTGATGCAGCTTGGAGAGAACATCATAAAGAATATGGATATAGGGTAAAGGTTAGAATCATAGGAAAACACCCTGCGGAGGGAGGTGAAGATGGAGTCGCAGATAAAGATTTGCCTTGGGCAATCGTAACGATGAATCCTGTTTTTGGATCTGGTAAAGATCATTCAGGAATGTCTATGAATCTTCGTGGGGGTGAGTTGGTATGGGGTTTTTACGCTGATGAAGACCAACAAGTTCCTGTAATTGTTGTTACTAATTATACTGGATCAAATCTTGTAAATTATACAAGTTATCTTGACAACAGTAATTCTTCATATGAGTTCGTACAACCATATTCAAATCCGAATCTTATATGGTCTCTTGTCAATCAACCTATAGGTGGCATTGATCCGGCATCTACTAATGGTTTGCATGATGAAAATAATCAATTTAATAAAAACGATACAAAACAGGTAGATGTTGACGAGCAACAAGAAGTTGTAAGAAGACCTGAGAAATGTAAAGATGACAAATCCTTTATGAGTCAACTCTCAAGATCTCTTGCATCTTTTATAGAAGTTGCAGAAGGATTGGAAAAGTTTGAAGAAACTTATATAGATCCTGTAATGGATGAGATAAGGGATGTTCAGAAACTCGTAAGTGATACAGCAGAAATAATAGCAGGAGCATATGCTCAAGTTATAAGACTAGCAAGGAAGTTCTTATTTGCCAAGATATATGACTTGGTTGAGCAACTTATGGGATTTCTACAACTCGATAGTTTATTGAAGGACATTGCTGTTAAGAAAGCAGTGGATCAAATCAATTGTGTATTAGAGAAAATAATAAAGGCACTACAAAAGGTTATAGAAGACTTTTTGATAGGATTGATAGGGAAGATTATACAAGCACCAGTTTGTGCAGCAGAACAGTTTTTGGGTGGATTGAACACAAAAATGTTCAATGAAATTGAGTCAGCTATTGGTGATGCAATGGACACTCTATCAGGAGTGTTAGGACCAGTAGGATCGTTTATGGGATACCTTGAAAAAGCAATGGGTTATGCTCAAATAGGTATAAAATTACTATCATGTGAAGATCAAAAATGTGAACCAGAACCTTATGATTGGGCACTAAATTTTGGACCAACGAAGAAAACAAAACTCGATTTCAAGAAAACAATTGATATCTCTTCAAAATTCAATGCTGCAGGAATCGGTAAGTCTATTACAGATGGTATAGATAAATTCTTTGGATTAGATGAAGATGATATCGTAAATGCAGAAAGAGTTGCAGCGATCATTGGTGACTGCCCAGTTAATAATAAAGTTTGTGGTCCACCTAAGATAGAAATATTTGGTGGTGGTGGAATAGGTGCAGCAGCAAATGCTGTTATCAATGAATTTGGTAGTATTGTGGGTGTAAATATGCAGTCATTGGGTGTTGGATATACTGAGAAACCTTATGTTAGTATAATAGACAATTGTGATGGTAGAGGAGCAGAAGGTGAAGCAATTATAAAAGATGGTCAAGTTATCAATATTATAATAAGAAGAGGTGGTGGAGGATATCAAACTCCCCCAGATGTAACTGACAGTGAGGGTGTGAATGTTGTTGGTGAGATTGAAGATGTAGAAATTATAAGGACAGGTAGAAATTATAGAGAAGGTGATCTTATCGTAAGTCAATGTGGAACATTCAAACCAATTTTAGATGATATTGGTAGAATAGTTGGTGCAAAAGTCGTCAGTGTTCATAAAGGTTGTAAAGTCATTCCTGATCTATCAATAAATACAGAAACTGGTTATGGAGCATTAGTGAGACCTATTATGAGATACAACAAATTTGATGGTGTTATCATTCCTGATGGTGCTATGAAAGTAATTGATTGTGTTGCAGCATACTAATGAGTAAAAATACAGAAGCACTCATAATAAATACACCGGAAGATGGTTTTCTTCGTATTGGTAACACTACCGAAGATAGAAAACTGAGACCAGATCAGGTGCAATTAGGTGCCGGTTGTGGATCTAGTCTGAGAATTTTTGAGGATGGTGGATGGGAACTAAGATCTACAGAAAATAAAAAAGGTTGTAATATCATAGCAAAAGGAGAAGGTGGTTTACACATCTATTCAGAGGGTGATGTTAACATAGATGCAAGAGGTGACTTTAATGTGTCTGCAAAAAATATTACAATGGAAACTACTGCTGCTGATGGTGATTTTACTGTTTTCTGTAAAAGAGACATAATGCTTGATGCAGACAATAACTTCAAAGCGTTTGGAACTAAGTGTGTTGTTTCAGCATCAGATACTCTAGTATCACACTCGAAGGGATGGAATGTTGTTGCTGGAAATCCTGTATATGTGTATGAGAAGAAGACCAAACTTATACCAACTAGCACACAGGATATCTTAGACTCATTATTTGAACAATTTTTATTAGGTTAGCATGGAATCACCAGAAGTATCAGCAGGAAAAGTTTATATCGGTCCAAGTATACCGGTAAAACTTGATCTATCAGCATTTACACTCAACTCAAAACTTCCTTTCAATGGAACGTTAGCATGTGTGGGTCCTGCATTTTTTGGTGCAGTTCCACCAACAGGTTTTGCGAGGGCAATGTGTCAGATGGGTCCGGGGATACCACCATTTGTATCAGCAGTTCCGGGTCTGACACTCGAAGTTACGGGTGGTACACATTTGATGGGATATCTGAATGCCTTTGGTCTAAACTCTATGATTGGTGTGACTAATAATATTGGTGTTCATAATGGTATAGGACTCAAGAATATGCTTGGGTTTCATAATAGAGTAGGAAAGCAGACAGCAGTTGGTGGAGAAACATCAGCAGAACCGAAAAAGTTCTGTGCAGCACCAACGATGACTCTTACATCTGTAAATGGAACACTCAGAGGTAATTGGAAACATAATGGCACATCTTTATTTCTCCTGCATGCTCACTCTGATAGAAATCTAAAGAAGAATATACAACCTATACTATCACCTCTATCTAAAGTTCTACAACTTCAAGGTGTGACGTTTGAATGGGATCACCCTAAGTTAGCAAAGAATAGACCGGGAACTAAGATGGGATTGATTGCCCAAGACACTGAAAAAGTAGTTCCAGAAGTCGTTATAAATATGACCATAGATGCTGATGGCGAAGAAAAAGAAGTCAAAGGTATCATGTATGAAAACCTTACTGGTCTCTTAGTTGAGGCGATCAAGGAACAAAACAAGCGAATTGAACATCTAGAACAATGCATTGCTACACTACAAGCGGAAAAGTCCACACCGACGGAATCATAGAATTACCGGAAGATTGGCGGGGTAACATCAAACCAGAAACAATTGCTGTACAACTGACTGCCATAGGGACAGCTCAGGAATTGTTTGTCAAGGAAATACAGTGGGGAACGAAAGTTATAATAAGAAACGGTGGAGGTGGTTCACTGAATGCATATTATACTGTAACTGCAGAACCAATCAAAGTTGAAGAGGCAAAAAAACCAATCGTGCTGGATAATTTCAAACCAAAGACGAAAAAGTTGACTGCATAGTCTGATGTGGTATAATATGTGAGTACCCGACTTTTATTATGATTGATGAATTTGTAGATCTCGTAGAGGTAAATGTCGCTGCGAGATCTTTTTCTTTGTTTGGTTCTAACGGATCTTCAAAGATAATTGACAAACTAACAGTAAATCAATTCATGGCAGTCCTAGAAGTGATTAGGGCAGCAGAAGATGATACGGAAATAATTTATGTATGAGCAAAATAAAATGCCCTGTATGCGGACATATCTGCAATAGCAGAATCGAATTTGGTTCGCATATAAGGCGTTGTCAAGCAATAACTGGAGATAGAAATTTCAAGTTCAATAGAAAAAAGAACTCAAAGAAGAAAAAGAAAAAATAATTACGGTAGATCTTCCCATTTTGGATGTTTTATTTCCATATCCATCAATCCCTTCACTTCAGAGGGAGTTTCTGTGTACTCAGGAGCAAATTGTTTTCTTTCTTCTTCATCCCACTCCTCTTTGATTTCTTTAGCCTGAATATCAACTTCTTTCATTGTATTTTCAATCTTAATATCAATCCATTTTTGTTTTAACCATTCAACAAAACCTAATGCAAGGTGTTGTATGAATGGGTTTTTGAATTTTTTCTTCACCCATCTTTCTGCCTTTGCATACCAAGGGTCTACACCTTTACCAAATTGTTTTTCAAATTCTATTTTCATTCCCTTATAAATTGAGCAAGATCGGGGTCTTGTAGTGTCTGTACGATCAAATTAGCACTAGCAATATCAGAATCTAATTCAACTTGTGTCTTACGGTATCCATATCTCTGTAATTGATACTCTGATCGTGCTGCTTTCATTTCATTTATAGGTGTAATGACAGCATCTCGTGGTGCTCGTAATGCTGTTATCTCATTATTTTTTGCAGTGATACTACTAGCATATGATGGACAACTTCCTGTCAATTCAAAAAATGTTCCAATACTTACAGTTGTTATAGCAGTATGAGTTGCAATTCCAACATTTGCTGTGGTCATTGCAAAATTACTTTCGTTGAATGGATCTTCACCTGTATATGAATTATCAGTGTAATCGTAATTGAATAGAGTAACTACGTCTCTTCTTACATCCACAACTGCTGTGGCATCAGATACATAAGTTGCACATCCAACTTGTGTTGCACCTGTATAAAGATTGAATAATTCTGTCTGTGCATCACTAACAGGAGTGTTGAGTGTTAGTATACGATCATCTAATCCTTGTGTAATTGGATCAAATCTGTTTATAACTTCATCTAAGTTTTCTATTTTAGCAAGAATATTATCTTCTGAATCTTTTATTTCAAAACCTTCTTGGGTTTTTGCCACTTCAGTTTTATCTTTCGCTGCTTTCTTTGCCTTCTCTTGAAAGGTCACTATTAGTTTTTCGGTTTCAGGACCAGATGCCATAGTATAAATAGGTTGAAGGAGATAGTGTCAGTATTTATAGGTATGCCGTTAAGCAGACTCGAAAATTTTCTCAAGAATGTCACAGGTAACGTAATTTACGTTAATCCTGAAGAACTTGATGCAACAGATGATATTAGTAATAGGGGAAGTAGTCGAGCAAGACCTTTCAAAACTATTCAACGTGCATTAATTGAGGCAGCGAGATTTTCATATCAGGTAGGTGGGAATAACGATAAGTTTGATAAAACCACAATTTTATTATCTCCGGGTATTCATTATATTGATAATAGACCCGGATTGCAAATCAATACATCAGGTTCACTTACTGATGTAAATGGAACTGCAGCAACAATAGATCAAATGTCTATTGGTACTAATTTTGACATTCAAGATCCCAACAACGTATTATACAAGTTTAATAGTGCCGGTGGTGGTGCCATTGTTCCTCGTGGTACATCAATAGTTGGTCAAGATCTAAGAAAGACAAAGATAAAACCAAAGTTCGTTCCACAACCCGACAACGGTAATATTGATACAGCAGCAATATTCAAGGTCACAGGTGCATGTTTCTTCTATGGATTTAGTTTCTTTGATGCTGATCCAAATGATAGAATCTTCAGAGACTATACATCAAATGTATATGCCCCAAACTATTCTCATCATAAGTTAACATGTTTTGAGTACGCTGATGGCGTGAACACCATTGCAGGTAAGGGTAACACCGACCTTGACATGTACTATTATAAGTTGACACTTGCTTATGGTACTAACAGTGGTCGTGCTATACCAGTATATCCTACTAATACAGATTTTGAGAAGTCAGTTGATGAAACTCGTATTGTGGGTGCTATCTCACAGGTAGGAACTATTTCTATCAATGACATATATTCTGGTGCAAACCCAACAGATTCAACAGCAACACCTATCGTTACTGTTGTCACAGCAACTAATCATAATTTTGAAGTAGGCACACCAATATTAATAAATGGTATAGGGGATACAAACTATGATGGAAGTTATATTGTATCTCAAGTTCTTAGTGATACTTCATTTACTTACGCTGTACCTATAACACCTACAAGCACAGCAACACCAAACTTGTCTGGTCTGAATGCAGTAGTAAAAATTGAAAGTGATACTGTTTCATCTGCATCACCATATATCTTCAACTGTTCAATAAGATCTGTTTACGGTATTTGTGGTCTAAACGCTGATGGTAGTAAAGCAACTGGATTCAAGTCCATGGTTGTTGCACAGTTTACTGGTATTGCACTCAACAAAGATGACAATGCTTATGTCAAGTACAACACTACAACAGGTGTGTGGCAAGATCAAGCAGCACTCGGATCATCAGTCAGTTTGCACACAGATAGTTTAGCAAAACATAAACCATCTTACCAAAACTATCATATAAGAGTAAGTAATAACGGTATAATTCAGGCAGTATCAGTATTCGCTATCGGTTATGCTCAACATTTCTTTGCTACTACTGGTGGTGATATGTCAATCACTAACTCTAATAGTAACTTTGGTGCCAAGTCATTAGAAGCAGATAAGTTTAGATTTGAAGCGTTCCTGAAAGATGATAAAGGATTCATAAGAGAGATAAATCCTCCACAGCATAACTTTGCAAAAGAAACTTCAGTAGGATTTTTACCATTAGATGTAGAGGCAACTGTAGGTGTATCGACAGACATCAAAGTCTACCTCAACGATTTCAAGAATAAGGATAATAAACCAAATGTTGTACTTAATGGATTCCATCTTGGTGCTAAGATAGGAGATCAACTCAATGTAAGTATTGGTAACACAGTATTTGGAGCAGACATCGTTATGCCTGTTCCTCAGACTGACCCTGATGAAAGAGTATCTGGTCAGAAAGAAATATTCGTTGGTAGAGTATCAGGTATCAATAGTATAACTGGAAATACTTTTACATTACAGTCTGATCATAAGTTTATAAACGGTGAGACAGTCAGAGTTTATTCTGAAAACGGATCACTACCTGATGGATTAGATTATAACAGAGTTTATAATGTTATAACTACATCCCTCAATGCTGATCAAGTTCAGTTAGCATCAACCCTGAACAATGCCGTTGCTGGTAATGAGATCACAGGCATCAATAATTCAGGTGGACTTCTTCGTATAGTATCAAAAGTATCTGATAAGGAAGCAGGAGATGTGGGACATCCCGTGCAATTTGATACTTCAGGTTGGCATCTAAACGTTGGAGTGGGTAATACTTTATCTGCTGCTATTACAGCAAACCAGAGTGCTATTACACCAAAGACCAGATCTTCATTCATAAAGAGAACGCTGGATAGACGGGAGGAAAAGGATAAGAATTATGGAGTAAAGTATGTCATACCTCAAGATTCTAGTCTAGCATCAGCACCTATTGCAGGGTTTAGTATCGCTGAAACATCTGCAGTTCCTGATGATACAAATTATCAGAATGATAATAATGTTCTTACATCACCGACTAATCTAAGACAATCAAACAATATTATAAACGCTTCATGGGGAGGTAATGTCGGTATCATTACTGCAGAGCAACCTCATGGATTGAAGGTAGGTCATATCGTACAGGTTTATAGAGTTAGGAGTTCAGGAAATACATCAGGAACCGACAACAGTGGTTTCAATGGTATATTTGAAGTATCTGCAGTTCCAAGTGATACCTCATTCAGAGTCGGATTGAATACAAATCCCGGTGGAATAACAACAATCTCTACTGGAACTCCTTATACATTCCATGATAGAAGTGTAGTTGGTTCGGGTAGAACATTTAGTCCTTACTTCGTAAAACGTGATTTCAATACCAGTTATCAGATACAGAATACACAAGAGATACAGGAATATAAGCAGGGAGTGCAAGATGGTGAGTATGATCTAACATTACGTGGATATATCTCACAACCAGAAGTTTCTCCATTCTCTACTACTACCAATTATTTTGGACAGGACATTACTGATCTTATCCCTTCAGAGGATGTAGATAATAGAAACTATGATCCAAAGGCATCAGTCAGTTATGCTGTAAGAGATGAAATTGGTAAGGTAGAAACTAATGATCCTGAAAGAAGTATTACTAAGGAAGGTCTAAATTCATTCCTAAGACAAACAGGTTCTGTAAAGACTATTGATACTACATCAACCAGTTCGGGAACACTTACTGTAAACACTGAAGTGGATCATGGATTCAACGGTGTTGTAGGTATACAAAGTATTACAGGTGGTGCTCAATATGGTACTAATAGTGGTAATGCTGAGTTCTACTTCAATGTAAGACTTGAGGGTGGTACAGGTGAGGGAGCAACTGCAGACGTAACTGTCTCTGCTGCAAGCACAATAAGTGGTATAACACTAAATTATCCCGGTTCAGGTTATAGTATTAATGATATACTAACAGTCAGAGGAGTTCCTTTCCACACACCCGGAACAGCATGTACACTTGGTGTCTCAGAAATCGATAATAAAGTCGGTGATGTAGTCCAAATAGTAGGAGTTTCAAGCGAGACATATAATGGATTATTCAGAATCAAGGAAGTCACAGACAAAAATAGTTTCACAGTCAACGGAAGTGCTGATGGTGCAGGAACCGGAGGACATGTTTACCACGTTGGTGTTTCTACTGGGGTTGTTGATATTACCCATGATGCGATAAGTGGTATTGCTACAGTACAACTTAGTGGTGACATTGGACTCAGAAGAGGTGATCAAATCGTTATTGCTGGTGCTACTAACTTTGCATCAATCTATAATGGAACTCACTTTATTACAGATAGAGTAGGTTATGGTACTTCTTTAGCAGTCAATATTGGTATAACTTCAAATGCTCCTGCTTTCACTGGCGTAGCGACAGCCCATGGGACAGGTATTTCAGTAAGAGGACATGGTAGAGGTATACCGTTATACGGTGGTCATACTACCAAACTCAACAATGATATTACTTCTACATCTACAGGTGTAACTCTTGCTAACAAGGGTAACTTGAGAAGAGGAGACTTCTTGATTATAGAGGATGAGATCGTGATGGTTTCAAACTCTGCAATTACAACTGTTATCAGAGGTGTGCTTGGCACAAATGCAGTAGCACATAATAAGGAAGTATCAGTAAGAAAGATCAAACCAATTCCTACTGAGAACAGAAGATACTCTGTATTGAGAGCATCAGGACATACATTTGAGTATGTCGGATTCGGACCCGGAAACTACTCAACCTCAATGCCACAGGTACAGGATAGAGTAAGATCTGAGGAAGAGGAGTTGATCGCTCAGTCATTACAAACTAGAGGTGGATTCGTAGTCTACACTGGTATGAATGATCAGGGAGACTTCTACATCGGTAATGTCAAGATTGATTCAGCGACAAATTCACTCAAGTTTGTCGGTGGTATCGGTGGAAGAGGTGGAGGAGAAGTAGGAGACACAGTTCTCCCTGCTGATGCAACCTTTGATAACTTAGTTGCAGATCAATCATTCCAGTCTAATCAGGACACAGAAGTTATTGATATTCTCCTCAAAGGTAATCGTTCAGGCGACATAGGAAACAGTGTTTATGTTGGTATTCATGCCGGAAATACAGCACCTACAAGTAACGTTGATAACATCTTATTAAGAACTAACTTTGATAAAGGTGGTTACTTAGGATGGGTCAAGACTGGTGGAAACTGGGCAAGATTTGGACCGATCTCAAAATCAGAGACAACTCAGTCTTATGCTTTTGACACACTTGAAGTTGCCGGTGTTTCTACATTCTCAAGTGCTATCAATGTAAATGGAACTGCCACGATCACAGGATCTCTAAGTGCTAGTGCAACAGTCACAGCAGAACAGATCACATCCACAGACGACATCAATGCTGCTGATGACATCACAGCAGGTGGAACAGTTACTGCTACTGACTTTGTTGGTAACGGTGTCATACCTATCGGTGGTATTATCATGTGGTCTGGAACTAATGCTGCCGTACCAAGTAATTGGGTTCTATGTGATGGTTCAGCAGCAGCACAAGCAGCAGGGGCACCAAACTTAGTTGACAGATTTATCGTTGGTCGAGGAAACAATTATTCATCAGGTGCAACAGGTGGTAGTAAAGATGCTGTATTGGTATCTCACGATCACACAGCAACATCTTCAGTTACTGATTCCGGTCACTTCCACTTTGAATTCAAGTCAGGTAATTATGGTGCAAACCAAAACCAAGGTGCTTCTAACTTGACTACAACTAATTTCCCTGCTAGTGGTACTGGTCCATCAGGAAAATTTGAAGGTTATAACATTTGGGGTCAAGGTAGTGAACCAGACGTAGGTAAATCTCAAACTAAAACAACTGGAATCACCGTTGGCACAACTCTAAGCACTGAGGGTGTTAGTGCCACTGATAAGAACTTACCTCCATATTATGCAATCGCTTATATCATGCGAGTTAGTTGATAAATACACATACGGAGAGCACTGCAGTAAATGGCATCAGTAAATAAGAAGTTTGGTATCGAGAAGGGTCTGGAGGTAGGAACAGACGCTTTAGTTGTTGATGCCGATAATAATCGAACCGGTGTTGGTAAAACGAATGCACAATACGGTCTTGATGTAGCGACAACCGCCAACTTTGATGGTATAGTTGCTGCCGGACAGGTCGGTGTTGGTAGCACACAACCGGCATATGATGTAGATATCAGGACAGACATGCGTCTGACTGGTAGATTACGTGATGGAGATTCAAGTGCCGGTACAAATGGTCAGGCACTCATATCAGTCGGAACGGGTGTGTCGTGGTCTGATCTTGGTGAGATTGAAACAAACGCTGCAGATAAAGTACACTCAGTACAATATAAGAAAGCAAACCTAAAATTTGGTGGTGCTGAAAATTTTGTTTTTGAACCAACAAATCAACGAGTTGGTATTGGTAGCACACAACCAGAATACTTATTACAAGTTCAGAGACAAGGACAGAATGGTTATGTTCAGATAGGAGGTACATTCCTAGATTCTAACGCACAAACCGCAGGAATCGGATCAGTTCTTGGTGCTGATACAGATGGAGATCTAACATGGGTCGGTGCCGGTGCTAGTACACTGAACGTAATATACGTTGCAGAAGATGGATTGGACACAAATGATGGAAGAAGACCAAGCACAGCAAAGAGAACAGTCAAGGCAGCAGCAGCAATAGCAGTTAATGGAGACGTTATAAGAGTAGCAGGCGGTATATATCAAGAAAACAATCCTATATCATTACCACAAAACGTATCAGTTGATGGCGATGATCTAAGAAATACTAAAATTATACCAACAAATACTGGAGCAGACTTATTCCATGTTGATAACGGATGTTTGATTCAGAATTGTTCGTTTGTGGGTGCTGCTAACACAGGTGCTATGGTAGCATACCACCCTCCAAGAGAAGTTCTTAATATATTCAACAAAGATGCAGGTGTTCATACATTTGTAAGCGGTGTTACCAATGCTATTACAGCAAGTGCAGGTGCGAGTGGGAATTTTACAGCAGCATCTGGCACAACTTATAATCCTGTAACGGGAGTTATGGTATTAGAGATTGGGTCTCATAGTCTTACAACAAGTAATAAGGTCACTATTGCTGACAATGGAGTTACTTTTACTTGTGATCTTGATAATCATCAATCTGAAAAATCATATCCAAGATCAGGAGACCCTGCATCTGGAGTAGCACTTACTATTACTGCAGTCTCAGGCACTACAATTACTGTGAATGTTGGTAAGGTGAAGAGTGCAGAGGCAGTGCATGTTAGTTCATGGAATGGTGCAACTCTTGGTGTAACTGAATTTGATTATAGTAGTAAGAGTGGTATTGCTACAGTTACAGTGGGTGCAGACCACGGATTAACCGCAGGAGCGACACAGATTGGATTCAGGACAGAATCAATAGGATTGAAATGCTCAACTGATAACTTCAACAAAGCAAAATATTATCCTCGTGTTGGAACTGACCCTTATGTTGGAACTCTTATTAGTATAGCATCAACAACTGCTACAACCTTCACAGCAAATATCGGAGTAGCAGGAATAGGATCCGAGTATGTTGGTTTCATTACTCAGTCTCCATACGTTAGAAACTGCACTAACTTCGTACCTGATTCTATTGGTATGCAGATCAATGGAGATCGTGCCAGAGGTCTGAAGTCAATGGTTGTTGACTCATATACTCAGTATAACGAGAACGGTATCGGTGTTTCTATAACAAATAATGGTTATGGTCAGTTAGTTTCTATCTTCACAATATGCCCCAATATTGGAATCTATTGTGGTTCAGGTGGGCAGTGTGACCTAACCAACTCCAATAGTTCATTTGGTAATAAAGGTTTAGTAGCACAGGGTATCGGTACTGTAGGTTATAGTGCACAACTTGCTGCAAATGCAGTGGCAGAGGACAATGTTTTCGTATTGTCAGGACTAGGGACATTCAGACCATATTCAGGACAGGTTCTATATGTTGGAGAGTTATTCCAAGATGTAGACTCAGTTACAGTAACCAATGCGGGATCTGGTTATACGAGTGCACAACCTCCCGTTGTTACAATATCCAATCCTTCAGGACCCGGTGGAATCGCTGCTGACGGCGTAGCAGTGATTTCTGGATTTGGATCTGTGACTGGAGTGAACCTAATTGCAAACGGTAGGCAGTACAGATCTAGTGATACTGTCAGTGTAACGATTGCACCTCCAACTTCAGGTGTTACAGCAACAGCGAGTGCTGCGTTGGCACCTGCTTATTACACTATAAATAGTGCAACGACCCCTTCTGCAGGTATTTCCACTGTAACAGTGGATCAGACCATTCCTGCAGCGATAGGTATTGGATCAACAGTTCCGATTGCTAGACAATCACTTATACTAGCATCATCACACTCTTTCGAGTATATCGGAACAGGAGTTACTATTGCACAAGCAAGACCGTCACAGGGCGGAGTAACAATTCCTGAGAACCAAGTCATATCACTGGAAGGTGGTAAAGTCGTTCATACATCCACTGATGAGAGAGGAAACTTCCTAATCGGTGACGACTTTATTATAAATCAACAAACCGGAACGATTGCCGGTGATTCTTTCAATAAGAGTATCCAAGCAACCCTAACACCACTCATCATAGCACTCGGAGGACAAGCATAAAATGGCAGCGATTCCATTAAATAAATTTCGTACGATTACTCATACTCTTACTACATCATCGGTTGGTATCTACACATGCCCTCCGGGTGTAGCATCATTGATTGTATATGGTAACGTAGCGAACGTAGGTTCTGGCAGTTCAGTAGTATCATTCAGTGCCTTTCATAGCAGAAGTTCAGTTGATACACCAATCATTGAGAAGGGTCAAATCCCTAACCAAGACTCAATGAGTTTCATTGAAGGTAGATTAGTTCTTGAGACTGGAGATATTCTCAAAGTCAAGAGTGAAGATAGAGATGGCACACAAAAAATCATCATAAGCATATTAGAGAACGCTAAGTAAATGGCAAAACTACTATCTGGAAAGGTCGGTGTTCAGACTTTCGCCGGTTTATCTACATCCCGAAATCAAATAGTTGGAGGACAACCAACATTCATAAGTTTGAGTGAGGCAGAACCTAACTTGGGTTTATCTCCACAGAATGACTATGTTTTGTATGGGGATGCAAATGGAGGACGTCGTTGGGGTGAACCACAAGGATCTCCTTCTGGAACAGTTAGTGGTATATCAATAAGAGATGAAGGGTTAGTACAAGTTGGATTAGCAGGGTCAATAACAATAATTGATATAGTTGGCGATGGTATAGTAGCAATACAAACACACATAACTCAAGGTGGTAAACAGGTAGGTTTAGCAACACTTACAGTACCGGCAAATAATTTAGATGGTCAAAGCGGATCAGGATTTTTAGAAGTTTCAGGTATCTCTACTATAAGAGTAGGTGCCGGTCTTACTATATTTGCCCCCAGTGGTACAACTGGAATAGCATCTATTGGTAACATAACTGATGCAAATATAGACGTATATGATGATAGATCTTTTCTTTCCATATCTAATGTAGCACAACTTCAGGCAGGTATAGGATTATCAGTCAGCAGTCCTTCAGTAAACAGGGCGAAGTTTGATGTTACTGGTAATATACCAAGACTCAACGTCAGTGGTATAACAACTCTAACACAAGTTGGTGCAACAGACCTCAACGCTTCAGGAATTGTCACCGCCACAACATTCGATGGCAACTTAGAGGGTAACGTTACGGGTAATGTAACTGGAAATGTACAAGGTAATGTAACTGGTAATGTCACAGGTAATTTGACAGGTGATGTATACGCAGGACTGGCAACAGCAACAAAAGGATTTACAGGTAATATTAACTCAGCAGGTGTCAGTACTATATCTCAGTTATTCGTTACTACTATAAACAACACAGGTTTTGAGACTGCTTTCGGATACATATCAAACGGTAACTCATTCATGGGTAACCTGAACTCAGGTGGTATATCAACAGCGAGATATTTACTGAATACTAATATAAACTCTTCAGGTATTATAACAGCAACATCATTTGTGGGTCCTGTTACAGGAGATATTGCCGGAGACGTAACTGGAACTATTCAAACTGCTGCACAACCTAACATAACATCACTTGGAACTCTTACTTCAGTAACAGTTTCTGGTAATGTAAATGCGAATGGAAATATTGTAGGAGATAATGCAACAAATATAACTGGTATTGCAGGTGTTACTGCTTCGACTTTGACAGGAACATTGCAGACTGCTGCACAGACAAATGTTACATCACTTGGAACTCTAAGTGCACTTACAGTTTCAGGAGATATTAATGCTAATGGAAATATTGTAGGAGATACTGCAACAAATATTTCTGGAATCAGTTCTGTAACTGCTCTTTCTTTCTTTGGTAATGGTGCAAACTTATCAAATATCACAGCGTCAAGTGTTCTAGTTACAGCAACCAATACAACAAACGCTACTCACTACGTTACATTCTCTGACTCAGTATCTGGTCAAGAGACTATGAGATCTGATATTGCTTTGACATTCAATCCTAGCACAGATACATTATCATGCTCTACCTTTGCAGGAAATCTAACTGGTAGTGCAACAGGATTGACTGGTAGTCCTGATATAACAGTGGATGATATTACTTGTCATAATATCTTACCAAAGGCACATAATACTTACAGTCTAGGTTCTAATGCAGTCAGATTTGCACAGATATATGCTGCTGACATGCACTTCAGTAACAAGAATGCCACTCCTAATAGTGTTGATGGTACTACTGGAGACTGGACATTACAGGAAGGAGAGAATGATATATTCATGATAAACAATAGCACTGGCAAGAAGTACAAGATAAACCTTACCGAAGTCTAAATACTAGGGTAGTATACTAACATAACTCACTTATGTCTAGAGCAAGAGAACTTGCGAAGGCGGGTGGCGTACAACAACGTATTGCTGGTTTCAGTAGTCACGTTGGAATGTCTACATTCTTGGCAGCAGTCCACATGGAGAATAATCTCACTGTGGATGGAAATGCTAATGTAGGAGGTAACCTCACAGTTACAGGTACGACAACCTTCAATGGTGGAACACTTACACTTGGTGATGCTAATACTGACAACGTAGTATTTGGTGGAGAGGTTGATAGTAATATCATACCCGATGATGATAACTCATTCGACTTGGGTTCTTCAAGTAAAGAATGGAAAGATTTATATGTAGATGGGGTTGCCTATCTTGATAGCGTTGAATCCGATGGTGGTTCGTTCGGTAATATCCGAGTAGGAGAAACCGGGGATAATGAGATTGACACAGGATCTGGAAACTTAACAATAGACTCTGCAGGGGGAACTGTAACAGTAGACGACAACTTGACAGTTGCCGGAACTGTAACTTTCAACACTGCACTTGCAAATAGCAACTTAGCAAACTCAGCAGTAACAGTTACTGCAGGCGATGGACTCACAGGTGGTGGGTCAATTAGTTTGGGTGGAAGTGCAACTCTAAATGTTCAGGTTGATGATTCTTCTATAGAAACTAATAGTGATACCTTACGAGTAAAGGCAAGCGGTGTAACCAATGCTATGTTAGCAGGTTCGATTGCCAACGGTAAGTTAGCAAACAGCACAGTATCATACGGTGGTGTGTCGTTATCACTTGGTGGATCTGATGCAACTCCAGCATTCGATTTGCAAGACGCTACAGGTTATCCTACTTCTAGTCTAACAGGTACTATAACAAATGCTCAGTTAGCAGGTTCTATTGCTAACGGTAAGTTGGCAAACTCAACCATGAGTGTTGGTGGTGTGACATTGACACTAGGTGGAACTGATGCAACTCCGGCGTTCAACTTGAGTGATGCAACAAACTATCCAACAAGTAGTCTAAGTGGTACCATAACTAACGCACAGTTAGCAGGTTCTATTGCAAATGGCAAGTTAGCAAACAGTTCAGTATCATATGGTGGTGTATCACTATCATTAGGTGGAACTGATGCAACTCCGGCATTCAACCTAGCAGATGCAACAGGACTACCAATAAGTTCAGGTGTATCAGGATTAGCATCAAACGTTGCTACATTCTTGGGTACTCCAAGTTCTGCTAACCTAAGATCAGCACTAACTGACGAGACAGGTTCAGGTGCTGCTGTATTTGCAGCGTCACCAACTCTAACTGGTACAGTAGTTGCAGCGAACTTAGACATATCTGGACAGGTAGATATTGATGGTCACACTGACTTAGATAACGTTAGTGTTGCAGGTGTTTCAACATTCGCTTCGGGTGTTACCATAACAGGTGCTCTTGATGCTAACGGTGGAGCAAGTATTGATAACATTCAAATTGGTGTCACCAATAACAATGAATTAGATACTGCTTCAGGAAACTTAGTAATCGACTCAGCAGGCGGTACAACCACAATTGATGACAACTTGACAGTCTCAGGTAACTTGACAGTCAATGGTACAACAACTACCATTAACTCTACCACAGTTGCTATTGATGACAAAAACTTCCAAGTTGCAACAGGTGCAGCAGATGATGCTGCAGCAGATGGTGCCGGACTCACAGTTGACTCAGGCGATGGAGACAAGACGTTCAACTTTGAAGCAACAGGCGATAACTGGGGTGCTTCCGAGAACTTGAACCTTGCAAGTGGAAAGGCATATAAGATAAACAATAGTTCAATATTAAACGCTACTACACTAGGTTCAAGCGTTGTTGCATCTTCACTAACAAGTGTTGGTACAATCGCAACCGGTGTATGGAACGGTACAGCAATCGGAAATGCCTACCTAGCAAACTCAACTATGAGTGTTGGTGGTGTTACCCTAACACTAGGTGGAACTGATGCAACTCCGGCGTTCAATCTAACTGATGCTACAAACTATCCTACCAGTAGTCTAAGTGGTACTATAACCAACGCTCAGTTAGCAGGGTCAATAGCAAACGGTAAGTTAGCAAACTCTTCTGTATCATATGGTGGTGTATCACTATCATTAGGTGGTTCAGATGGAACTCCAGCATTCGATCTTTCTGATGCTACTAACTATCCTACTTCAAGTTTGAGTGGTACTATAACCAATGCTCAACTTGCAGGGTCAATAGCAAATGGTAAGTTAGCAAACTCTTCTGTATCGTATGGTGGTGTAAGTCTATCGTTAGGTGGTTCAGATGGAACTCCAGCGTTCGATTTGAGTGATGCTACGAATTATCCTACTTCAAGTTTGAGTGGTACTATAACCAATGCTCAACTTGCAGGGTCTATTGCAGCAAGTAAGTTAGCAGGTTCAATTGGAGATAGCAAACTATCAACAATCTCGACTGCCAATAAAGTTTCAATCAGTGCATTGAACATTGATGGTGGTACAGATATCAATGCTGCACTTGCAAACACTGACGAGATCATCGTTGACGATGGTGGTGGTGGAACCAACAGACGTTGCGATATGAGTAGAGTCAAGACATACATCTATGGTGCAATGTCTGGAGACGCTACCGCATCATCTGGTGGAGCAGTAACACTTGCAGCGTCAGGTGTTAGTGCCGGAAGTTACGGTTCTGCAACTGCAATTCCTGCAATCACAGTTGATGCTAAAGGACGTATTACAGCGTTATCAACAAACACTGTAAACACAACCACAAACTTAGGAAAGTCAACAGCGACTGGACAAATTACGATCACAAGTAGTACTGGAGATAACGTCGTTATTGGCGAAGCAACTGGTTCTATTGCAGGTCTGATGTCTACAACACATCATGATAAATTAGATAACATTGAAGCAGGGGCGACTGGCGATCAGTCTGCAAACGAAATCTTGACACTTCTCAAGACAGTTGACGGTTCAGGTTCTGGACTAGATGCTGACACACTTGATGGTATCAGTAGTGCTTCGTTCCTAAGATCAGATACTTCTGACACATTCTCAGGTACACTAACAGTTTCGGGTAACATCATACCTAATGCTAACGGTACTCGTAACTTAGGAGCATCAGGTACAAGATGGGCAAACGTCTACAGTTCTGACTTAGACTTATCAAACCAAGCAAAGGGTGCAAACTCGGTCGATGGCACTTGGGGATCTTACCTTATTGAAGAGGGAGAAGATCATTTATTCCTAACCAATAGACGTAGCGGTAAGAAATTCCGTTTCGTACTAGAGGAAGTATAAATAACCAAAGGAGATAAACACAAATGGCTTTATACGGTGACGGTTCAAACGTCAATAAGACAACGGATGCCACAGCGAGTACTACGTTCGGTTCAGCGAACTTAATTCCTCGAATTACTGTAGATGCCAACCAGAGAATTAGTGCAATAAATACAGCGTCCATTAGTTTAGATGCTTCTATAAACGCTAACGCTTCGGTTGGAGATGTAGGAACATATGCTTTCTTACAACAGGCAAACACCAACTCAGCAGTGAACGCAGGTTCTACTGCAGCAGGGTCAACACTTCGTTACTCTGATGCTACAGGTAGAATGAACGGTACACCTTCGGGTAGTTGGAGGTGTATGGGTTATGACTCAGGTGCAGCGTTAGCAAGATCATCTAACACTGGTTCTGCTTCTGCTTCTGCTTCAGGTAACATATCTGGTTCACTACAAGGTGGAGAAGTTCAAGGTAACGCTTCGTTACAAGGTGGAGAAGTTCAAGGTAATGCTTCGTTGCAAGGTGGTAATGTTCAGGGTAACACAAACGCTAACGGTAGTTTGAACGTTCAAGGACAAAACGTTGGAAACACCAAAGGTAGTATGAGTGTAACAACTAACCACTTAGGAGTTGGAGGTAACGTAGGTACAAATGGACTAAACGTTGGTGGTAACGTAGGTACAAGTGGACTAAACGTTGGTGGTAACGTATCAGGAACAGCGTCTATTAACGTATCAGTGAACTCAGTAAGTACAAACACAACGGTTGCATACAGTTCAACCTTGTGGTTACGTTATTCATAAGGAGGTTTCAAATGGCGTACACAATTACAGCAGCGAGAAGCCCTAAATGGGTAGACTCAGATCACAATATGATTGACCTAGAGGTCAACTTTGCAGAACTTGAAGAAGAGTGGTTACCTTACACATCTAGTCCAACTGATGTATGTGAGCACTCAAGAACACTTTACACTCGTGCAGCAGCAGGGGAGTTTGGCGAAGTTGAAGCAGAGAAGACTATTACAGAGGATGATTATTGGACTCCAGTTACACAAGTGATTACTGAAGTTTCAAGTGAAGCGTTAGTACAGATTCTTCTTGAAAAAGGAGTTATCAGTGATGATGATGTTGATTCAATTCTTGTCGATCGTGAAAGAGCGATAGGATATACTCGTCCTACAACTGATGGTACTAGCCCAAATTGGCACTCACCAATGGTGGGATAACAACCGTTTTGGTAATACAAAGCGACAAGTGGCAACACTCATTTCAGAGGTATTTCGGATTACATCCGGATACCTCTTTTCGTTTCGGGGTGATTCCCGGATTTTGTCGTGAGAGTGTAGGTCGAAGAGATTGGGTTTATACTAGCACTAAAGTTTATAATACACAGCAGTTATATTGTTGGAGTGACTTTCATCATAAGAGGTTATGTAATGAGGGTCACTTTATAACATCATACTATGGGACAGCACCATTTCTTTGGGATCTGGATCACCAGCAGGAAGAAGACGGCGGGACACTATTTTTTCTCCCAAATGATGATCTTTCTACCATAAGGGATGCTGATTATAAGATAGTGCAAGATGCGATAGATTCTGCACCAGAACCAATCACTTTCCTGCTGCCATGGCGGAGCGAGCAGGTATGGAGACACTGGGAAGATTTGTCTATTCCGGGTCATGCTGAGATAATATCACTATCTGATCGTGTAAACAGACAACTTATATTAACAAAACTATTTCAACAGAAAGAATATATTTACTTGGCGTATCCGGGAACGGATCTGTACTATGCCTCGTTCTTAGATAAAAAAATTATGATTTATGATAGTATAAAGAACTATCGTTCTAAGACTGATGAGGAGTTAGCAGCACATGGTTTGAAAAGAGAACAAATTTTATCTCATCTTATCTGGGGATATGATTATCTGAATGATATACAGAAGGAATACTTTCACTGGACAGAGAACTGGAATGATATTGATTTACAGGATAGACAATTTCTTACTCAAAAAATTCTAGGATTAGATGCTCTAAAGTCTCCTGCCGATCTTTTTCGTGATATGAAAGAAAATAAGTTATTATATAATGAGAAATTCGTTGAAAATGAAAAATATAACATCACATACGAGTGGTTGAAGTCAAAAGTCAAAAAAATAACCCCTACAAGCGAAGGATTGGAGAAATATGCAAAAATGTAACATGCTGATACACTTTTGCTCCCTCCAGAATCGCCTGTAAGGTGCCTGTTTTTATGTCTAGGTATGATAGTAACCCCCCAAAATGGGTTAGGTTACGTTCCAATCAATTTTTGTACGGATTTGTTCGTTATACTTCCATATCTCCTTGAACATACTACTATCCAGTTCTACTTCGTCAAACTGAGCGATCAAAGAGTTCAAATCTTTGGGGAAACATGTTCCTCCAAATCCTCTATCGTTATCCACACCCGGAACTTCACTATGTGATTCTCCTATTCGTGGGTCTGCAACCACACCTCGTCTTACATCATCATAATCCATTTCGTGTTTCATACAGAAGTCATACATCTTATTGAAGTATGCAACCTTGTATGCTAGAAAGACATTAGAAAAATATTTCACTGCTTCACTTTCATTACTTGTCATATAATGTGTCTCAGTATTACTAAAATAATAACTATAGAACATTCCTAACTTACTACTATAATGTTGCCTTGCTCCTATAATTGCTCGTGGTGCATGACGAAAATCCTTCACAGCATTTCTTGCTGTCAGAAACTCAGGATTATGACACACACTATGACCTAACTCAGCATATTTCTCAGTAGTTCCAACTGGAACTGTTGACTTGATGACATACAGAGGGTCATCATAATCACTATTATCCAAGAACTCAAGCGATTGATATGGGTCTAACTTACTAAAAAATTCGTCTAAGTAAGATAAGTCACACGTTCCGTCCATTTTCATTGGAGTGGGCAAGCATACGAATACAACACTTTGCTTTATTGTTTCTTCAAACGTATTCAAAGATCTCAATGGGTCAACATCATATACCTTTGTTTCTACTTTATCTCTTACATTCTGATATATTGCATTTCCTACAAATCCATTACCTACGATACCAACAGTCAATCTATCTGAATACATATTCTATTTGTAAAGTACATTATATTATATCACATCTATTTGATGTTGTCAAGGAAGTAATCAAAATCACTGCAACCTCTATCGTCCACATAGATAGATGCTCTCGGTTTACCAAAGAACAACTTAGTGTATTTCACACCCCATGACTTGAGTTGTTCTTCTGTTCGTGATCTCATGTACCTGTCTGCTTCTGCTTGTTGAGCAATGATGTCAGCAGGGTGCATTTCACTGCTCACAATAAATCCCCTTGCTGTCTGTAGATATATGATAGCACCTTGATCGAATAGTGCATTGACTTTCTCTATTCTATCATAACGTGGCACAGCATCAAAGGGAGTTCCTTCGTGTACTTCAGTCAGTGTTCCATCTATATCAAAACAATAGATGTCAGACCTAGAGTCAGTTGGATCATCAAAAGTTTCATTCATGTTCGATTTTAGGTAGAGTTATACCATTATACTCCATAAGCATATAAAGAGTCCAAAGAGCATTTACTTCAAACTCGTGATATGTTTCTACAGGAATCACAATGGTGTCTAAATGTTCGTGTAATATAGGACGTGACACTATCGCTAGTGTTGGCATTGAAGAAGATATTTTTTTCATTGCTTCAATGAGTGGCGAGTTCGTCCTACACCCCACTGCAATAATCAGGTCAGCATATTGACAGGCATATTTTATAAATGCTTCTTTCCAATCTCCATCACGACCTAGTGCAGTCATGTGAACTGAATCAGGAGCAAAACAAAATTTACCTGTATGTCTTTGTATGTCACTTGCCATGTGTTGACACACAGCAAGATTACCACCATTACCAACGAGGGCAACTTTATTTGCTTGACGTAACAACCAAGCACCACGTTCGATCTCAGGACTTTTTACATACAATCTTTTCATAGTAATTTTTCGACTTCATCTATATGTTCTGGTCGATCTATTGCTCTAAATTTAGCACAATTCAAGTTGTATGGCATCACATTATATTTACCTATGAACCCCTGAGTATCCAGTCCTTGCCATTGATTTATAAATGTCATATCTAAATTAGGAAAGTCATTGATGACACTTCGTTTATATAGATATAATCCTATGATTGATTTTATATTTTCGTTTACTACTTCTATATCTCTCATACAATGAGTCACAACACCATTATTGATTACACATTTGACTACATCTTGATCTTTTATTTCACTTTCATCTAAATCTCTTATTGCTTGCACCATGTCACACCTATATGTGACCCCGAAACGAATTATATCGTCTATCCAGTCGGATTGAATTAGCGGTTCGTCTCCCTGCAAATTAAGAATGAAATCACTTTCCACATTTTGAGATACTTCTGCAACTCTATGAGTGCAAGTGTAGTGTTTTCTTGTAAGTCTGGATTCATAACCCTCCTTTTTGCAAAGATCAACAATTTCGTTATCTTCAGTAGCAACGATAACATTGTCAATATATTTAGACTTTCGTCCAATATCAGCAACCCTAAGAACCATTGCCCTGTCATTGATAAGGGCAAGAGGTTTTCGTGGAAACCTAGATGACGACAGTCTAGCAGGGATTACACATGTAATCTTCTGACCTAGATACATAATTTTTCTCGTGTATAGATATGATAACAGTAGTTGCAAATAATTGCAACATGGAGTATTATATAGTTTTCAAGTCAATCAATGAGAAGAATCAATCTAGGAGACATAGTAAGGTCAGGAGACGATACTGGCGAGGTCTGTTTTGTTTCTACTCATTATTTTTGCATGTGTGTTAGGTTGGGGGAGATCGCATTGTATGATGTAAAAATTGTTATACCAAGAACATTAGACAACTTCGAGATTATTCGCAAGGTGGATAGTGACAGTTTAGAAAGTGTCACAAAAGAAATTGAAAAAAAATACAGATATAATAGAGTAAGATCAAATCAAAAATGGAGAGTTCCTTATGCTATCTGAAAACGAGTACAATCTTATAGTATATTGCTTGGAACAGCAAATGTACGAGTTCACACCTGATGAGCAAAATGATGCTAATAATATAGTAGTCAAATTATCAGAACATGTGACACTTGACAAACTGGCACATAGGCACGAGCGTAGAGATTTAGACAGACTATAATAATAGTATAACAACAAAGATTATGACAGTATCAATCGAAATCAAAGGTAATCTTGCTAAACTACTAGCAACTGAAGACCTTATCATTGAGCATAAACCAGTCGAGACAGCATCATTTGATGTTGATAGAAGAGTCCTTGTACTACCTGTATGGGATAGAGCAAGTGAGACTGTTTACGATATGCTAGTGGCACATGAAGTGGGTCACGCTCTATTCACACCTAATAGAGATTGGTGGAAAGAAGATGAGTTCAAAACAGTACCACATGATTATGTCAATGTGGTAGAAGATGCTCGCATTGAAAGACAAATCAAGCAAAGATATAGAGGTCTCAACAGAGATTTCAACAAAGGATATTCTGAGTTACATAATGATGATCTATTTGAATTAGAGAATACAAATGTAAATCATTTGAAACCTATTGATAGAATCAATCTATACTTCAAGATCGGTAGTTTCATTGACATTGAGTTCAATGATACTGAGAATGAGTTTGTGACCAGAATTTCTAGATGTGAGACATTTGACGAGGTACTACAAATATCTAAAGAGATACACGAGTACACTAAAGAAATGCAAGAGCAAATGCAGAAGCAAGCAAATGCCGAGCAAAAAGAGTCCGAAGCACAAGATAATGCCAAAGTCGAGGTCAGACCTGACATGTCAGAGTCTAATGATAACACTCAGGCACAAAAAGATGAGCAAGAAACTGATACTCAGGGTCAGGAAGATCAAGAGGACGAATCAGTACAAGGTAGAACAGACAAACAATATCCTGATGAAGTAGAGGATACTCAAGAGGAAGAAACAGAGTCAGAGACAGAAGGTTCTGGCACTATGGGTTCTGAATTCGGAGACATCAATACTGCTACAACTCAGAGATCACTTGATGAGAGTATAGAGGATTTGACTAACATTCATAAAGATCAAATACCTACACAATATGTTACTATACCTAACATGAAAATGGATAAGGTTGTTATTGATTTTGATACTATCAAATCATATCTTGATAATCATTTTACTGAGAACAATACTACTGACTCAACAAATCAGTTCATCATTGACCACACTCAAAGATTCAATGAGTTCAAGAAATCAAGTAACAAAGAAGTCAACTATCTTGTCAAAGAGTTTGAAATGAAAAAGTCAGCAGACTCATACGCTAGACAGAGAACAGCAAAGACTGGTATGCTTGACACATCTAAGTTACACACATACATGTACAATGAAGATGTATTCAAGAAAGTAACAACAATAACTGATGGAAAGAATCATGGTCTTATATTTGTTCTGGACTGGTCAGGTTCAATGAACAACATACTTGAAGATACTCTCAAGCAATTATTTCAATTAGTCTGGTTCTGCAAAAAGGTTCAAATCCCTTATGAGGTGTACGCTTTCACAAATGATTCATGGGGTTTAGGTGTTGAAGATGATGCTGAAAAACCATACACATCATACAGAAATACATCAAGCGAACTACTGGTTGATACTTGGAAAGAGGGAGACATCAATATTGATGGGTGTTTCCGTATGGTAAACATATTATCATCTAAGGCAAGAACCAAAGATATTGAGAAGCAAATGATAAACTTATGGTTGACAAACTGTAGTTTCAAGTATCACTACAATCATTGTTTCTCACACCCTGCAAAGTTTCATCTATCAGGTACACCATTGAATGAAGCGATCATTGCCACTAAGCAATTAGTCAAGCAAATGATGAAGAAAATTCAAAAAGTACACGTTGTTATCCTGACTGATGGGGAAGCACACCAACCTAGTTACAATGTGGATAGATCAAAGTTACATGATGGTTGGGGTGTTGACCATAAGGGAACAAGATCAGTTGGTTCAACATGTATGTTGAGAAATCGTAAGTCAGGTAAGACTTATGGATTGACCTATAGTAATTGTTCATTGAAACTCATTGAGTCTATCAAGGACGATCTACCTAACGTCTCATACATTGCTTTTAGAGTGGTTGAGAGGGGTGGTATGAGATATGTGTGGTCTCAGTATGGTATGGAAACATATCCAGACTATGAGCAAATGAAAGAGCAAGTCAAGAAAGGCAATCTCTCACTCACATTGAATTCATTTGATAAATTCTTTATGATTCCCCAACAACATCTAAGTGTGGACTCAGATCAACTAGAACAAGTTGAAGAGGGTGCAACTAAAAGAGAAGTCTCAATGGCATTTCGTAAGATGTTCAAGAACAAAAAGACTAACAAGTTTATGCTCTCAGAATTTGCAAAAGTCATTGCATAAACCAATCATCAAAGTGGCACATTGCATATTGCATTGCCACTTTCCAACCATTACAATTAGTACATAAGCAATCAATCAAGATTATGCCAAGAACAATCAACTTTGAACCACACTTTGATGCAATCACTTCTAAGTATGGTAAAGAACTAGATGCTGATATGGTCAAGGAGTATGTTGCAAACAACCCTGACGTATCCTATCAGACTGTCACTAAGTATCTAAACAAGTGGAAAATATCTAGAGGTAAGTGGAACATCAAAACACCACAACAAGAAACTCAGATACCAACTGCTACATTTCAAGTACAGCAACCACAATCAACTAAACTCACAAAGACTGAGAAAGTTGAACAAAATCTTATCCCTGCAAAGGATAACACATTCATTCCTTTTGGCAATTTCCCTTCACTCAAGAAAGTTATTGCATCAAGAGAATTCTATCCAACATTCATTACTGGTATGAGTGGCAATGGTAAGACATTCGGTGTTGAGCAAGCATGCTCTCAGTTGAATAGAGAACTTATCAGGGTCAACATTACAGTCGAGACTGACGAGGACGATTTGATCGGTGGTTTCAGACTTGTCAATGGTCAAACAGTATGGCACAATGGTGCTGTTGTTGAAGCACTAGAGCGTGGTGCTATCTTATTACTTGATGAGATTGATCTAGCATCAAACAAGATACTATGCTTACAACCCATACTAGAGGGCAAAGGTCTGTTTCTCAAAAAGATTGGCGAGTACATCAAACCTGCAAAGGGATTCAATGTCATTGCTACTGCTAACACAAAGGGCAAGGGTTCTGATGATGGTCGTTTCATAGGTACTAACATACTCAATGAAGCGTTCCTTGAGAGATTCCCTATCACATTTGAGCAAGAGTATCCTACAGTAGTGACTGAGAAAAAGATACTTACCAGACTATGTGAAGAGATCGGGATACCTCTTACTGGCGATCACAAAGGGTTCATAGACTACCTATGTGACTGGAGTGACATAGTAAGACGTACATTCAAAGATGGTGGTGTTGATGAGATCATATCCACTCGAAGACTCGTACACATCATGAGAGCATATCAAATCTTTGGCGATAAAGTCAAAGCAATGCAAATGTGTCTCAACAGATTTGATGATGAGACCAAAGAGTCATTCATGCAACTCTATACTAAACTAGACGAGCATATCACACCAGAAGAGAATGTTACGGAGTCGTAACATTCTATTGACAGGGTAAACCAAACCTGTCATAATGAGTATGTCGGTCAGAGGTTTTGATTGATGACTGACAGACCGACAAACCATTTGTGTCATGTCGTATGACCTAAAACTAGGCACTTGACAACTTACTACATTATGATTATGCAAATTACAGGTTCTTCCGCTATCGCAAACGTAAACTTCAAAGACGCTAGTCTTGTTGGAATCACATTCACATCACAAGATACTGAGTATGATTTTCTTGCGAAGGATTCAAACCTTGTTCGTAATGGACTAAGCAATGCAATCTCAAAAGGAGATAGCGTTGGCAAGTTGATCGCTTCATACAGAAGAGAAGGTCAACTAACAGAAGTGTAATCTGAAACTACACAAAGACAACTGAATATTTTGATACTAGCATAATCTCGCAAAGCAAAGCACTCGAAAGGGTGCTTTTCTTATGCCAATTTATATACTGGTACAAATTGGTTGTTATAGCATAAGACTTATACTATAATGAGTATATCAATTACAGACACAATGATTACAGCAAAAGACATTCTACAATTCAAAACACACAAAGTTTCTCTACAAGAAAGTAAGAGTTGTATCTACAATGGTAGTCCGTTTCAAGTCTATAAACAAATGAGTAGCAAGAAGAAAGGGGCAAGGTTCGAGGGTATTGTACAAGAGTATTGCACAAACTTAGGATACAAAGTTACAAAACCTGATAACTCAGATCATGATAGAAAGAT